TCCACCGAACAATCCACCAATCAAAAGCATCGCAACCGCCCACATCGCGTCGTTGAACTTTGAGCTGCTTTCTCCGATTTTCTTTAGTAGTTCTTCCTTCGTGGTGGCGTCATTCGCGTCTTGTTCATCTAATCTTCTGAGAATGAAATCCCCTTGCACTTTAAGCGCGCTTATTTCGCATTCGTGGCGTATAATCGCGTCGTGGTTTTCCGTGTCGGTCATGGCAAACCGCCAAAAACGTGGAAAGAATATGAGATGAAGACCAAAATAAACAGAAACGCAAGTGACGAAAGTGCGCCTATAATCTTCCAGTGAAACGTGCTCGAATCTGTGGCGTTTTGTTTTATAAACTCCGCACGCAGTTCGCCTATGTCTTCTATAGTTGCTATTCTCGTTGCTGCATCGCTGGCGAGTCGTGCTTTTTCGGCAGCGCTTTCTCGCTTTATGCCGTTTCGCTCAATCGAGTTCATCCGGTTTGCTATGTTTAAATCCATAGCGTCGACTTTTGTTACAATGCCGTGAATATCTGTACCCAAGTCGTCGATTTTTTCGTCGAGCTTGTTAAGAATGCCGTTTTGTCGAATACTGTTAGCCTCGTACGCTCTAAGACGCTCGTTGTGCTGACCGATGCTTATTTGACACTGTTTCACGCAGTCTTCCATTGTGCTTAGCTCTTCTTTATGCACAAGCGAAACGTGCTTCTGTTCGTCGCGTATGCTTTCTAACTTAGAATTAACATCATCAATTTTCTTAAGTTCCGCGTCTAGTTCAGTTTTAACGGCCCTAACGTCCTTCTTTAAGTCTTCCATAATTCCACCGCCGTTAGGTATTATCGTTAGGCCGCAACTTCACGTCGATTAACTTATTTTGCTCTTCTTTCTCGAGCGTTGCTAGCTTTATAAAACACGGATTACAGAGCCACTTTAGATGTTCGGGAGTTCCAAATAATGTGAATCGTTTCGATGAACCGTCGTCGTTAAACCACGACGTCTTACAGTTAGCGCAGTGGTCGGGCGGCATTAAGGTGATAATGGGTAATTTTGTAGGCATTATTGTTTCCTCGGTCGTCGTGTGTATCGTTCTAAGTCGCGGAGTCGCTTCGTCTTCTTACCGCGAAGCTTTCCGAACGGCGTTTGAGTCTCGCCATATGCCTCTTTACCGGCTTGCGGTGGTGGCGCGACGCTGACCGGTCACAGCACGCATAGCGGCTTCAGTAATAAGTAATCTAGCCGATTCTGCGGCGACTTCGAGCAGTTCATTAGCTGCCTTCTCTGCAGCCACTAGCCGAACCTTAGCCGCTTCTTCAGCCACAACGCGACGCGTTTGCGCACGTTGTTCAATCTTTGCTTCTATCTTTCCGATAATCTCTTCTTTTTTGTCCATTTTTCAACTCCTAGCGTGTTTTCGGTTGATACTCTCTAACTCGTACTGTCATATTCAAGTTACATGCGCTTGTGCTTGTGATGGGGCCGTACACACTCGGCGGCGTAACGGGGTTGGTCGGCGTTGACCCCGTGGGTTGGAGTTCGGTTTCCATCGTAATGACCCAGACGTCCTCTGCGGCGTACCCCTGTAATAAATAATTATATGGCATCCATGCGTACGAGTTCGTACCCCATGTAGCCCCCCACGAGTTTTTTACGAGTAATGCACCTTTAGACCCATCAAGATTGGTGTGGGTGTCGTTATACCCATATATAACGTTCTCATGCGCGCCGTATGACGTTTCCCCCGATGCAGGCATAGGAATATCAGTACCGCCAGATTGTAACTGCTCGTACCCCGCATAGATTGAGAGACCTACGGCTGCAACTAGGCCGGGTAACGTAACTTTCGCGCCGGTTTTAGGATTTGTAGCGGTTACAGGGGTGCTTAACGTTGCCTTGATGCGGTCTAATCCGGTTTGCGTGTGCATATCACTTGCGCCGTTTACCCTCGCGTAATTACTCACCTTAAACCCTGCCGCCGCTGTCTTTGCCGATGCAGGGGGTTCAGCGTTTGTGGTGTTTGCATTATATGCAGTTCCACTTGGGTTTTCAGGTGTGAACGGCCATGGATAATTTGAGTTAGGCGATACACCCGTGTTTGACATAGCGTCAAAGTTTCCTAGCGGGGTTGACCCTGTGTCCCCACTTATCTCATCATCATCACGAGCCCACCGATATAGTGCGAGTACGCTTCCAGCCGTATATGAACCGAGTATGGCCTGCTGCAACCACTCAAAACAACCGACCGATGCACATGATACACAACAACCGACGCCGTCCTGATTCATCACACGCGTCGTAGCAGTAGAACGTAAGTCGATTGACGCTGCTACCCGAAGCAAGTGCTCGGGGGTTAGCTCGTATATCCTATCAGTCGGTAGGAAAGGAGAAGGGATATACCCTAAGCCGTGACCGTTGGGTGTTATTGGTCTTTCAGTCATATTGTCTTTGGCTGATACTCTTGAACGCGTATATTAGCAGTAAGTTTACAGAGTCCGGACGCTGTGTCGAGAGGGGGGCCGGGGGGTGTATAAGGGCCTGGCGTCGGCGGCGTTCCGCCTTTCCAAAGCACAACATCATCTGCCCAGTTGCCACCGCCAGAGAGGTCAAGCACCGTATTATCTTCGCGCCAACTGTAAATGTAGCACCCGCACGGAAACCCCCCGCAGTTTGAAGTGTCGTTACACCCAGCACCCATTTGTATACAGTTACCTATGCAATACTCACCACCCGTAGGGCCCCCCGCATCTACTGAGACCTGAAAATAGTAATTGGTATTTAACTTCAAGGCATATCCATCGAAAGTAACATATAGTGACTGGTTTGATTCACCACCTGGGGTGCCATGTATTTGGGTGGGTTTATTGCCTTCTACGCCAAGCCAGAACTGAGCATTTAAATAGCTTGCTTGTTGTATTTCAATGCTGAAATAATATATGCCCTCCTGAATTAATCCGCCACCGGTGGGGGGGCAGTTCGAGGAACCATCCCAACTACACTGTTCGTGGATATAACCATAATAAAGGTCATTCGCAGCAGACCAGAGCTTCCCATCGTTACCAACTAGGGTACTATCGATTACACCATTAACAGGCCACCACTGACTGATATTTATCCCAAACTGCCATGTGTGCTGATAAGGACTACTAATCCCCCCGGGTACTACTATTCCATCCTTATTACTGTTTAGGGGCCCCCACACAGGGTACCCAACAGTGTCTTTCGCGTATTGCGCTCTAGCCGCTTGTCCGTTGTATGCAGATAATCCAGTTCCGTGGTTAGTTATAGTAGACGAGTTTTGGTCGAATTTGTAGTAAATGTATTGAGCTGACATCTTATCACCCCTTCGGCGGCGTTACTTTTATGTAATGCCACCCCGGTGTCGGCGTGCCTGCGTGGTTCAACGTAAGGAACGGGAGTATGTCTATCGAACCACATTCCCCTGATAATGAGTTTACGGTGGTGCCGTCAATTTCTATGACATGCCCAGATGCGGATGTAGCACTACCTGTCGTTAGCCCCCCGGTCCCGGCGGCTTGGAACGGCTGCGAGTTAAGACTGAACTCAACAGAGTGCACCCGCGTAGTAGAAGGTCTAATTTCAAATTCAAACCACGCGGGGTTGTTTGTGTCCGCTTGTGTAGTGAGTGTATAAGGAGTCGCAACGACCTGCCCCCCCTCATACTTAGGTTTGTCCTGTAAGTCACCCATTGTCTCCGCGAGCAACCGAGGCGTGTTCTTGTAAATGGCGTCTAATGTGAGTTGTATATCATGAGGGGTATCTAAGTTTGTTTTCTGTAATTTGGAAATCATACATAACTCATTCACGCCGAGTTTCTCATCCATAACTAGAACATTCGTTCCTAACTTCAGCTCTTCAGACCAGTTAATAGTCGGATTAAGGTCATACAAATCCACCACCCCAACCGACCACGATAAAATAGGCTGTGAAACTTTCGTTAAATACTGCGTTCCGGACTTTAATAACGCATCTTGCGATGTAGCCGTGTCATCTTTATACGTCCCCTCTATCATGCCGTATTTATCAATAGCATCCTGATTCGACAGCCACGGCGCGAGCGGATACGCAACGTAGTACTCATCGGTTGGGATGTAGTTTGAAGCAATGATTCCGATTGTCTTTTCATCAACGAAGAAGAACTGGTCGGTGACGTCGGTGTTGATTTCGTTGATAATCACATCAAGATTGTAATATCCGTGTTTATTTTCATATGTGCTCGTCTTCTCATACCTTCCTGCGGGGGCCCAGGCGTTATGTTTTATACCTGTTTGCGTGTCGGATTCATTATCGAATCCTGGATTCGTTGTTGTGAAGTATCCCCCACACTCTAGTCCACCCAAATAGTTAGAGAACGCCACAGATGATGGATATAGGGATATGACTACCCAATACGACCCTGTTGCCAACCACGCGCCTTGTAGTGGAAAGTTATACCATCTAAAGTTATCAGACGCAATCGAGAAGAAGTCCCCCACATACCAGAGCAACGGCCCTTGGTATGGCTCTAATACGCCCGTTTTATCTTGTTTAATAGAGTTATAAATCCCCACACAGAACTTTATCGCGCCGCCCGTTTCTTCTATCAGTCGTGTGTACTCAAGTAAGTCGCTTTGGTTCACCAACCCTTTTGTTTTTGATGGGTCTATGCGCCACAATAGGAGGGATATATCGGTTATCTGCGCCCCCCCTTGTGGGATGTTGAACATCTGCGCCGCCGCCTCATTACGTGTTCCGCCAGCACTAGCATAACCCCCTACAGTTGCTGGTAAATCCCATGGTGGGTCGCTTGTCCCTGCCTGAGCTGCTGCATCAGCACCGTGCGCCACAGGGTTCCAAGCGGTGTATGCCCCTAAATTCTTCCGACCACGCCCTATCAACATACCAGCACTTCGCGGAGATACCCCCATCTCAAAATTATTATAGGATACATACTCATTATCCGGTTCGACGCTGAAATACACGTACTGGTCAACAATCGTAGGGTTCTTCAGCCTGACCATCGGCTGGAAGTATGGTGGACTGTTAAGCGTTAGCTCCCCGGGCGCAGAGCCCGCCCCGCGCGGATACAATTTTGTTATTATCGAAGAATAATCAGACTGAACATCCACACCTGTTGCGTTTTTACCAATAGTTATAATCGGCGGCTGGTCTGTATGGAACCCGCTCGGGTTGTAACTTCCGTATAGAATCCACTGGTCAGAATTATAGTTATTCGAGAGTTGGTCTGCGCTTAGTGCGCTAGAGTGTTCACGGTACAGCGCAAGGGAGCAGTTTAGGTTATTCGTTTGGGCTTTGTTATTACCTAAGTAAATATTAAAGTCGCCATCAATCGTCCAGTCGCCCCACGTATTTCCATCGTCAGTTGATGTATTAGTATAAAGCTGCGTATTTTGGTTTATGTATGCGTCGAGTTCTAGAGTGGATGGCGCGATAATCGCAGGTTGTGCGTTCAGTGAGCCGCCTAAAGGTATATAATTATCCACAGGGGTCTGCATGCTCACGAGCGCGTAAGGGGTTGTATTATTAAACAAATATGTAAACCCACCACATTGCACACGGATATAATCAGCTTTAACGTCGACCCCTTCCAGTTCTCCACCGTGTGTGAATGCAGAGTAAGGGATTATCCTCGTTACGCCCGTCCCATCGGTATTCATCATAAAAACGCCGCCAGTTGGGTCCATGTTCCCCCACCCGCAGTCGTAGGTGGCCGCCGTCGCGGTATAATAATGACCGCCATAAAAATCCATCCCCTCGGTGTACCACAAGGGGCTATCGGGATTTATCGTGGCAATATATGCGTTTGTGGTTAAGTCAAAGGTGAAGAGTTGGCACGGGCCTGCGCCTGTGCCAGGGGCTGCGAGGTCTATATCAACTATTGTATTATTTACGGTGTTCACCGTTACAGACCCACACGGTTCATGAGGCATAAAAGAACTTATTTGTGCTAAAGTAGACGTGTCCCATGTCGCTATCCATGCGTCCATCGTCTCAGCATTCACGCAGCACCCGTACAGTTTTCCGTCATACACCGCCCCGTCGCCCATGTGGTCCCCTCCACAGTCGGCGGCGGCGGTTAAGTTCGACGCGACGACGTTTAGATTAGAGTCAAGCTTATAGATGGCTGTTGTAGTTATATAATAAAAATAGGCCCCATCCCACGCTAGACCCTGCTGCGAACCCTGCACGAATCCGCCTTCAGTCGTTATTATCCATGCGGCCCCTGTGCTGTCGATTACACAAACAGCGATGTACCCATCAGAGGTAACGCACGCAGAGGGTGCAACATTGGACGCGATGACCGAGCCCCCTACTGTGGCCCACGTGCTCCACGACGAGCCGTTCCATTCCATAGACCAGAGCGTGCCGTCACTTCCCTGCGCGAATATAGTAATATCGCCGTTGTCAGTAGCGACCGCCGTGGGTCCGCAGTAGATAGTAGCACCAGTAAGGTGAACCCAACCACTCCACGATGAGCCGCCGTTTGTGCTTGTTTTTTGGTAGAGTGACCCCGCCGTTCCACCTTCAACAAACACGTCAATTCTGCTTCCGTACGAACACGCGGTAAGCCCAGCATTCGGATAGAGCGTACCACCTAAACTAACCCACCCACTCCAGCTCGTGCCGTTCCACTTATTGTAGTAACAGTATCCGTTACTCCCTCGCCCAAATAGGTGAATGGTATTAGCAGCCGGGGATGTTGCGGCTGGCGTCGTGGTGAGCGTTCCCCCTAAATTTTCAAGCCCCGTGCCGCCGTTTCCATCATCCCATGTATGAGAGACTGTGGCGTTCGCACCGACCATGAATATGTCCTTTCTCCCGGAACCCCACGAACACGCAGCAGGACCAGTTCCGTTCAACATCATCCATCCGTCGTTTGACCAACTTGACGCTGCGCTAGTGGATGTTTTACTTAACGTTTGTTGTGTGTTGTTTAGGTAAATCGAAGGAGCGACCGCAGGGCTACTAGGCCATACGATTTGAAGGTCATACCACGTTCCTAATGCAATAGAATTAACAGGAGTGGTGTACGTTACCTGGTCACTATTCGCAGTGGTTCGTGAGGTGACAATACACTGATTATTTTCATCAATCCACACTTCCCACGGTCCGAGCTGTTGTTGCTTTGACCAAAGCCTTCCGGCGGTACTTGTTTCGTTAAGGTTAAACAGGAACTCAAACGTAGTTGCAGATGTGTTATCAATTGCCCCACCGTGCGGGGCTTCGATGTAATCAGTTGCACCGTTAAAGGCCCACATCCCCGCGCCAGAGGAGATGGGTTCATAGTCGGGCTGTTGTGCTGTCGCATTATACGCCGCACCCGCGTTTCCTTTGTTTATAATCGTTGTCCCGGTGGTCGGCCACGTGCTGTACTCAACCTCAGACGATTCGGAATTTACCCCTTCGCGCCATTTGTTCGCGGCGTATTCTGCTTTTAGTGCCACATCACCAAGGGCCGTACTGTGTAATGATAAAAAGGAGAGGGTCATTGCTGAATTATTGGCGAGCGTAACGTCGTTGCCGATGTATATATCCTCACCTAAGTCAGATGCCCATGCGCCTGTCCCAGTTTTGCTGTGTGTGATTGTCAACTTTGTACCGTTTAGGTACATCACAGGCACGCCAATACCCGGGCCTAAAGAACCATCCCACGCGATTTGTATATAATTCCATTGCCCTATGTTAACCGTACCAGTGGTGCTCATTATATACTGGTCCATCGTTCCAGAACCAGTGCCGGTCGTTGTGCGCTGAACTAATATTCTCGCTGAACTATCCACCCACGCGATTACAAAGCCACCTTTGGAATAAATATAACTATAATTAGTCGCACCAGCGGCGTCTATCCTGAATATCGCCTGGAAAGTGAAGTTGTATAAATTCTCAAGTTCAGGTACGTCAGGGATTACAATATAATCGGTAGTATCCTGGAACTGCCACGCCGGTGCGCCGTTGTTAGTTAACTCATAGTACCCTGGGCTGCTCGCTACCCCGTCACCATCAGCACCCGCAACGCCCCCGTCGTTAGGTATTAACAGACCTTGGCTCGGGAAGTAATCATATATAACTTGCGCTGCGTTGGTGACGTTCACTGGGTCGTATGAGTTCTGTATAGCGGCGAATGTACTAGCAAGGGTTAGTATGCGTTTTGAGGGGTCAGATGGAGGTATATAAACCCTACAATATCCACCAGTCTGTTGGATTATTTTATCTATGCCTGTTTTTATCGTTTCCCAGCTAAGGTCAACATCAAGCGGCATGTTAAGTGTGGGGTCAACGTAAATACCCGTTATGAACCCGTCATTGAGTATTTCAGTACTAATATCTTGTAGTACCTGTAACGTCATACGCTGAGAGCTTTTATACTCAAAAGCGATGTTATACCGATTAAGATATTCTTCCGGCCCGTCTGCGGTGACTAATAGATTGTACCCACTCCCTGCTCCCAGAGTAGAGCCACCACTCCCCTGCACCCCACCAAAGTCGCCATACGCTTCTACTTTTTGTAGTACAAACGCCTGCTTAAATTGGTTGTCTCTGCCGTACCACCATATCTCATACCCTTTCGGGTTTCCTGAGAGTGCCGGAACTAATGGAGAATCAATATTAAGGTTAAACGTGAGTAAATCAGCGTTCCCCAACTCCTGCTGAACCTGCGGGGCGATTCTACCATCTAGCACTCCGATATAATTAAACGCCCTGTTAATGAGTTTAGCCCACTTACTCCAACCGGCAATTCCCACGCTCGCGGGGGTCCATTCCGTGTACCACAGGGCGCCGTCCTGGCCGCGTCCGAAAAGGGTTATCTCATTCTCGTTATTTGAAGCGGCGGCTAAGGTGCTTGTGACGGGACCGCCGATGTTTACCCACGCCCCGCTAGTAGTCCAATTAGAACTGGTATTCGTCTTCGTCCAGATTGAATTATCAGAGCCTACACAGTACAGGTCAACCCGTCCGGATGTCATGGACACCGCAGCAGGTCCGGTGCCTGGGTGTAGTGAGCCACCTAAACTATACCACGGGTGCCACGTGGTGTTATCAGCAGACCACCTGTACCAACAAGCCCCATCAGTGCCTCTTACAAATACACAAATTCCTGTTTCGTAATAACACGCTGCGGGTGATGAAGATGCCGCCCCGCCAAGTTGCTGCCATGATGACGGGCTAGTAATGGCGGGGACTCCTGGGGACGCATGGGTATCAAGTAGTGTATAAGGGTAAGTTCCAGAGAACGTGTAAATATCCCCCCCCACTATGACGCTGATTCCGGCGTCAGTGGTGCATAGCCCTTCGACCTCCAACCCCGCAGTTGTTGCCCCTGTATCTGGATATGTGATTATTATTGACTCACTACTGCCGTTGGGGTTCATCACTCCAACCACCGCAGTCTCGCCCGCCACCCAGTTCTCATTTGTTGAGTAATAATATTTACCGTTGTAAGGGCATATCCCTTGGTAGTAGATTCCTGCAGGGCCATCGCCTGTGATTGAACCTTCGTATGCGAACGTATCTAAGTTGAACTTGAACACCTTTGTGTGCCCTAGTGCAGTGCTTCCGGATGTGCCGTATTGTATCGCTACTAAACAGTTGTTCTCAGCATCTACACCAACACCGCCTATGTTAAGCACCTCATACGTGAGTCCAGATAATTCACATAAATCATAATTCGTTATAAAGCTCAGGTCGCTCGTGTTGAACAACCCCACCATCTCTTTTTGAGGGAGTTCTTGCGTAGTACAGAAACAGTAAAGAATGCCGTTATTTAATCCAGCCCCCCCTAAGTGGTCGCCACCACATAGGGTCCCTACATTTTCCCTATACATGACTACGTTCATGCTCTGGTCTAACTTGTAAATAGACCACGTAGTAACGTAATAATAATACGTCCCGTCAAACGAAATGCTTTGTGGCTGCAAATATGCCGTTCCTGGTGTGCCCTTTAAGTGGAATAATGCGTTGCCTTTCCCGACGGCGAACACATTGATTTTCCCATCCGCGTCCATACAAACAGAGGGCCCGGCATTCGCAGCAAGCGTCCCGCCAAGGGTCATCCATTCCCCCCACGTTTTACCCCCGTCGATTGAACCTTTGTAATAAACCGCCCGGGTTAGCCCTTGCGCAAAGACAAATATCTGGTTTTCCGCTGGGGAGACCGCAGAGACCGACGAGACAATCATTCCCTGTAAATCCAACGCGCTTTCATACCCATCTGCGCTTGTGATGTACATTACCTCTCCGTCGACTTTGGAGGAAAAGAATACGTCATCCCTACCTGGTGCGCTCGAACACGCTGCTGGTGCTCCACCGTTCACGACCTGCCAGCCAGGGTTGCGTTGCCGGACTTCTAAAGTGTATGGAACAGTTATCGGCGGTTCTTGGGTGGGGACATAGATTATGTTTATGTCGGATGTTTCGGTTATAATCAGCGTATCTGTTTCTGCTACATTAATACTAGATGAGAACTCTTCGAGCGAATGCCCTTCGATATTTCTTAGGTTTATCGTTTCGTGCGACGTAATCTTGGGAAACGAAGACGTTTCCCTAACAGAGAGGTTCATCACCTCGGAGTTAGTGAATCCGAACGTATTGGTCTCGCTAACCGATAGTGTCGCCGTCTCGTCAGAAAAGTAAGTAGGGAGTATTTGAGTTGTTCCAGCGTCAGAATCAGTTAATATAGCCGTTTCAGTCGATGTGACATACTTACAGCCTACCTTCTGAATATATGAATTCTCAGTTACGATAAGTGTTATTATTTCAGGTGTTGTGACCTCACTTATGGTAGTTACCGATACGTATGACTTTTCAGTAATCGAAAGCGTTATAACTTCATCCGTATTTACAACCCTGTCGCCGCCGCTTATTTGGGTACTGTTGCGCTCTTTGGGTTTGAGCGTTATCATTTCTTTCGACGTTTGATGAATCGTAAACGATGAAAATTCTGTAGGTGTGAGGGTGTTAGTATCTGGAGAAGATACATCTACTGTGCTCGTAGCCCATATCGCGCTATCGGCGGCGTAATTACTAGCAAAGTCACCGCTTGCATCGTAGTTGTACCACCTGAAAACCGCGATAGTTCCGTCTAAACCTCGGTTATTATTCCAGTAGCCGTCTATGTTCCCAACTATTAGCGAACCAACCGGACAGTCATCCATCCAGTCGCCGGTTCCCGTGTCAAAGTGGTATAACGTCTGTTGAGTGCCGTTGATGAATATTGCAATTCCATAATCATTCGGCCCTTCCATCGCGTCATAAGAAATTTGGATATCATACCAGTTTCCGATTGTAACGGGGGTTCCGCTTGTGTAATACGCGTCCCAGTTGCCGTCAGTGGTAAATCGTTGCAGTTGAAGCCTGTTGTTTGGAGTATCAACAAACAGACACCACTCACTATTCGTATTAGTCGCGGAGTCTATAGCCCGCTTAGAAAATAACCTCGGTTGTGTGCTCGCTCCAGAGAACGTGCCGTTGAGGTAAAACGCTATCTCGGCGGAGTAATAATCTAAATCACAGGTCTTTGAACCGTTAGGAATCCAAATATAATCAGTATTACTTGTGAACTTCCACGCCTTATGTCCAGACGGCAGGGTTATCTGTTTATTTGAGCTAAAGTGACCGTTATAGCCACTGCCTGTATTCGACCCCGTGTTGGTGATGAGTCCACCAGAAACAGCCCAAGTAGAGAGGTCAACGCTTGCATTTGAGGGTCTATACGTAGAGTTCCAAGTACTCCCTCGGTATTTATCATAATACCAGTGCCCGTGGTTCGCAGATGCAAAAGAAGCGGATTGATTGGTGTTATACTGCCGGTAGACCATAAGCCAACCGGCTGCGTTATAACCGCGCGATGACGACGGGCACGCTGAGTTGGCAGAGTAGTTCATTATATTGGCGCTGCCAACCGAATCGTTGTACCACGCACCAGTCGGATATGAATTATCAGTACCCGCGTTAACCGTTTGCTCTACGGGTGTTGCACCGTCAGTACCTATCCATATCCTCGGCTTTGGGGTGCTGGCTCCGTTCGGAGTTGCTCCTGCAGACCACGCGATTTGAATATAATACTCATGTCCTGTCGGTGTTGAACCCGATGGAGTGTAAAAGTAAATATCATGGCCGCTCGTGTCGTAACGGGATAATATAAGATTCTGGCTGCTGTCCTGGAAGTAAATCTCATACGCGCCGACGCCTTTGTCCCATATCTTGTTCATCCCGTGGCCGCCAGCGTGGTAACTGACGTATATCTCCCAACTAACGGTGTTTTGGTTGTTAGTCGTTGAGTTGGCGGGGATGCAGATAAAGTCGTTACTACCCGTCAAGCCCCAGTACGATGTGCCACTTGCGGAGAGTGTGTGGAAAAGAGACGGCGTGCTACAATATCCATTACATCCCGAAGCGGTGCCTTTATTCGTCCATGTCGTCACGCCTTCTGGAACGTAATAAATCGTCTGCGCCATTATCGAATCACCTTTACAACCGTCTTAACAGGGTTCGCGTTTACAATCGGAGGGTAATGTTGGTGGCACGTTATACCTTGCATATATCTATGTAACCACACATCTAATAACTTCCACTTAGGCACGGTAGACTTAGGATATGGGTTATTTGAATCATCCCAAACGTCTGAATACTTTTCTATAAACTCACCACTAAACTTCGCAAGCGCGAGTGTCGGTGTAGTTCCGTCTTTAAAAGAATCCTCATTTGAAACTCCAAATGAACACCACCCCTCTGGACAGCGTTCTATCTCTTCAACCGCGCCAAACCAAAATACCGAATCATGCTCGCAATTAAGGAAGCTTTCTTTTTCTTCCCAGCGTTCCTTAAAATAGTCAAGATAGCTGTAGCTATCCGTTATCCAGACCGGCTCGTAGTCATAGTGCATAAGCACCATTTTAGTTGCCGGTTGTATGGTAGTATAAGGAACGAAAAGCTTAGACACGTTTAACCGCGCCTTAGCTCTGTATAGTTATCGTCTTTTGGTAAACTACTGATTCCGTACTTGTTTTTGGCTGTAATGGTAGTACTTCTACCGTTCTGCTAAGCATGCACAGCGGCTGTGCGCCGGTATAACTTGCATTGGTTAGGTTCGATGCTCCGCCGTTAAATACTGCGTCTTCGTTCCAGTCAAAGTTTGCATCGGTAGGCCCGAACGTTGCCTGAAACGTTATCGTGTTCGTGGTTCCGCTGGACGTTGATGGGTAACTCGTATCCATCCTTTTCAAAAGCGTATTCGTCGTACCCCCTAGCTTGTGGTTAGTGGTTGCCTGCGCGACTGAACCCCCGTTATCCCCTACACCTATCAACGCGTACGTATTACTAAATGGATTCCAGTTAGGTGTTGCACCAATCTCGGTAGTCATCAGGTCGCATATCGCATTCCATCCATCTGCTGTCAATGGCATTTCTTTTTATTCCTCCTTAAATTAAATGTAGTATTCTCTTTCGCGTTCTACGACTCGCCTTTCGCTCGCCGTTCGATACATTCCCCCCGCCCAAAAAGATTCGGGGTAGATTTTTATCACATCGTGTTCGATAATCTTAATTTTTCCGTGTTCCGTAATGTTAAGGTTTGCTTTCTCTCCGCCTTCCATTTTAGCCTCCAATTCTACTACTGTAATCCCACAAGGTACCTGTCTCTCCACCGCGTTTCCAACGTGCCACTACTCGGCCCACTAAACAAAATATCATTATCCCCTGGGGTAAGATACGGCCACGATGGGGCAACAACACCCGCCGAATTTGGGTTGCCGTTGATTAGAACCGTGTGTGGGATTCCATACTCGTCGGTAATCACGTCGAGTACGTCTCCGGTTGTTAAACTACCGTACCATGTAAATGTTTGATTGGTGGTGTTATTCACCCACGAAACCGGCCCAAGATACGCCCCGCTTGACGTGAACCGCCAGCGAGGTAATGCGTTAGTGTCGCCGTTCGTGGTGAGGGTATATTCTGTTGTGCCTGTGAGTACTCCTATTGTTTGTACTGATTCATTGTATGTGTACGCTGGACCAGTACACCCGAAATCCACCGCTAGTTCCATCATATAGGGTATAGCAGCCTCATTCTGCGGGGTGCTTGTCAGCTTCTTCGCCATGAAATAACTACCCGAGTATTCTGCGAATGTAAGCATCTGCTCGCCTAGTGACGGGTCAAGCACCGAAGTGAGTTGCGTAAGGGCGTAGAGCATAGAGGTACGGGTTCCGTCCGGCGGTTCGATTCTGAATATCGCGTGAATAGGGTATGAGGTAAAGATAGGTTGTGTGCTTACCAGACTCTCAGCGCCGGTTGGGAACTGTTGACTTACTTGTCCGTCCATAAACCAGTAATTCGCATCCGTGGTGAGGTGCGCGTAATACGGGGCGCTCGTAAGGTCAACTCCGCCGAAGGTAACTTTGCCAATTCCTGTGCTTTGTGCCATCTTAGTTAACCTCGCGCGTGTCCGCTTCTACGGGAGTACGATTCGGTCTTAAACGCCAATTTCCGCGAGATAAGGTCAGCTAGGTTTTCAACGTCCTGTGGGTTGTTCATCTGCGGGTTATTGATTTGAATTGCTCCGGGGTGTACGTGAATATCCCCACCGGCAGTGTTTGTTGTCGCGCTCGCGCTCGTTAACGCTCCAGCTCCTGCCGCCGCGCTTATACCCCCTCGAATACCACTCAGCGGTACAACGAGTTCTGGACCTGCTTCACCTATGAGTGCTACCGTAGGCTTGGTGACGAGGCCGCCACCTGCCATCGCAGGAAGCTTAGCACTTGTGATTGAACCTACCGCATTACTAACCGCAGAGGTTAATCCGCTAAAGAATCCGGCAGCCGCTGAGAGCATCCAGTCCCCTAACCCGCCAATCGCACCCTGTATACCCCCTGGGAGCCCGCTAAAGAACCCCTCCGCCGCGCCGAGTAGCCACGTTCCAAAGCTGACAAGCGCAGTTGTAATACCATTCCACAGCTCCCCGGGAATGGGAGAAAGTAAGTTCCAGAGCCACGTTCCTATCTGCACCCATATGCCAACATATGCAGTCCATAATTGCATAGGAAGTGGCGAGATAAGACCCCACAGCCAGGTTCCTATTTGAATCCATATACCTATATACGCGGTCCATAGTTTCATCGGAAGTGTGGTGATTAAACCCCAGAGCCACGTTCCTATCTGCACCCATATGCCAACATATGCAGTCCATAATTGCATAGGAAGTGGCGAGATAAGACCCCACAGCCACGTGCCAAACTGTCCAAGCGCGCTCACTAAGGCGCTCCATGCTTTCGCTGCCATGCCACCCCAGTTGAAGCTCGTGATAGCAGAAAACCCCGCTAAGATGCCTTTTTTGAAGTCATCACCTAACTTGCCGAAGTTACCACTCATCAGGTCGCCTAAGAGTGTTTTAATCCATCCGGCTACTTCGTTGACCGCATCGTGGAATGGCTTGAAATATGTGTAAAGTAGGTAGAGGGCAATGCCGATTGCGGCGACTGCAATGATGATTGGGAGTAGTGGGATAAGTATTGCCAAAACCGCAGGGAGAACCGTTGTCATTAACGCAACCCCGATGGCAGATACAATAGGCGCGATAACTCCGAACCCTGTTGCAAGTGGACCTATTATCATCAAGATAGGCCCAATAGCTGCGAGTATTCCTAAAATAGCAACAACAACCATTTGAACCGGCGCGGGCATGTTTGAGAAGACCCCCATGACGCTAGTAAGAATGTCCAAAATTGGTTTTGCCGCGTCGAGAACATTTTCCAGTACATTTATAAGCACCTTACCAAACGGCGCAAAAGCGACTTCGGCCTTGTTCTTAAACTCATCAAGCTTTTCGCTAAGGGTCATGGTGGCTTCTGACTGCTTCTCAATAGAGCCCGCAGAACTATCTTGAGCGGCCTTCAGTTGATTATAACCAGTCGTCGTGTTCCCAAGCGACGCGCTTAACTTATCATAGTTCTTCTGTCCTAGGAGCGTCTTGTCGGAGGCCGTTGCAGTTCCCGTAGCAATGCGCTGCATCATCGCGTTCCACTCATTGCCGACATCTTGTTTTCCAAGTTGGGTTTGCAGCTTTGTCACACCGTCAGTGAGAAGGGCGTTTCCCTGTCGTGCGGGAATACCCGATGCCGCGAGAGACCCTATCGCCGCCGAGTAGTCATCCATAGGAATCTTAGCTGAATATGCTACGGAACCCGCCTTCGCTAACGTACCCGTCAGGTCATTGATTGGTGCTCCGGTCTTTGTGGAAATAACATACAGCTTATCCATCTCATTACCAGCTTCAGAAGCAGGCATGTGGAACGCATTCATGGCGGTTGATAACCCAGTTACGGCGCCTGTAGCATCAACGCCAAGCATACGGGACATATCTAATCCTTGTTTGGTAACATTTTCAAGAGCGGGGCCCGCAATATGCAGTTTATCGCTTACTACCGCCATCACGTTTGCTACGGTGGTCGCATCGTCAGGAGTGTTGCCGAAAACGTTAGTAAAAGAAGTTTTCATCTGGGTGGCGGCTGCGCCTGTTGAATTAGTTTGGCGTATTAAGCTTGTTTCAGCGGTGTTGATGGTCTCAAAGCTTTTAACGGCGAATAATGCCCCGGCGACTATGGGTGCGGTGATACCTGCGGTCATAATGCCACCAGCCCCCTTCATTGACCCCGCTATGTCATTGCCGAAGTTTGAGAATAAGCCCTGCCCTTTACTTAATGCGCTTGTTATGTCGCTAATAAACCCACTAGTATCAGACTTTAAGTTTACAATTGCAGTCCCAACAACGTCGCCGCCACCCATTTTTTATTTACTCTTTCTCTATATCAACGCCGTCTCTAAACGCCGCCTGTTGTTTATCCCACAAGTCCATCGATTCTTTGTACGCTTTCTCATCTACCGGGGCGCCGATGGCTTTGGCTAGGTTATGAAGCAAACTGCTAAACGCTTTCATACGGTTTTCAAACGGCGTAGCATCCCAGATAGCTTCAACGTCTTCGATTCGTATATCGGGATACTCGTGAATCATCCCCGCCCAGATTAGATTAATCGTATCTTCGTGGGACCAGTCCTGGACGTTAAGCGCCGCTAGAATCTTCCACGACTTTTTCTGGAACGCGCGTTCCATCTGAATGATGCCGCGCGACTTAAAATCAATACGTCTTTCTCGGTCAAGCTTTACCGGAACGACATTGCTGACCGTTTTACCTATTTTGAGAGTTCTCCTATCCTCAGCTATCTCTTGGGGGGTCCTCTCATCTTCATTTTCATATCCCATATTTTTTCACCTTTCATTTTTCCACCGTATCACTCTGTTTCGCTGTATCACTAGGTTTCCGTGCTTTGAGCATACGCTCTGCTTCTTCTGCTTCTGCTTTGTCGCTGTTGATAATCGCTTGCGCTTCTTCTTTGGTGAATTTCGATTTCGTTTCTTTGTCAGATTGCCGTGCAATCCGACGCAACATAGGTTCTAGGTCTGGTAGTTTACCGTCTGATAGAAACTTACCCGTAAATGCCCCCGCGTGCCATGCTTCAAACATCGCCATCTGTTGTAAATAGACTAACCGTTTATCGTGAGCCGTAAAGAAAGCCTCTAATTCACGAGGCATCATGTTTAATATTTCGTTAATTGGAATAGTGACACCCATCTGAAATAACGTATTGAGGGCTAATTCGTACCACTGCCCGAACGTTTCCAGTTTGGGTTTCTTTAATGCGAAGTTCTCAGCGTCACGAACGTCTGCGCGTTTGTATGAGTCAACTACACGGGGTTTTACGCTGACCGGCTCACCGTTCTCATTATACTCAATCTCAAACTGCCCCGTTGCCCGCTGGAGCTCAACTTGACTCTGTTTAAACGCTTTTATTACTTCGGGTCGTTCTAGGGTGTTAAGTATCGCGGGTATGTCCATGCGAGACTGAAGCCCTTTTTGCAGGATGCGGCTCTGTTCTTCTTCTCCGAGCGTGCCGAGTAGTGCTTGTTCAATAAGCACCCACAAACTTCTATTAAACGTCTGTTCTAATTCAAGTAACGCGCCTATTGTATAGCGTATCTTAAACGGGTCATACTCACCAAGAGTAATAATGGCGAACGGCAGTAAGGTGCAGCCCTCATGCACGTTTATCGGCGCGTCCCTGTCGGCCCGGTCTAATCGAGGGGCCATGTCATCGTACTCTGGTCTCTGGTAAGCCATACGGTCAATCCAACTATTCTTCCATACACATATTCATCCGGACTATGCACATTAGAAACCCTCGGGCCGTCAGCCCAGCAACGCACTACCGTGTAATCAGTCATATACTGCGCTAACGTGGCTTCGTGCCGGTGAAATAGCTCTTTAACCGCTTCACCTAGTTCTTCTACAAGGGCTTGGTCGCCGGTTTCATCGGTGTAACAGCGAATGTCCCTCATGATAGACTGCCCAATTGTGGTCTTTGTCTCTCGCGCAACGTCACGGATGCTACCTTCGGTGATGATAAGGGGCCTTTGTGCGCCTTCGGGGTATGGTGCAAACGTAAAGACTGCAGGAACGCCGTGGAAGGTGGTGAGCATTCCGGTTACCGTGGGGTCGTTGATGAGGACTTGATAGATTGCTTTGGTGAGTTGGTGAACCATGTTAGTCCTTAGCCGCTAGTATTGCCGGGCGTAAGTAAGGCTGGGCGTCCATCTTCGATGTACCTTCCTCAACATACCGGGCATAACTCCCCGTTCCGTTAAGCACCGGAGGGTCAAAGATAATCTCATACCACTGCCCGCCATCTTTCTCGTCAATGTGCCCTGAGTCCCTGAGTGCGCCAGTGTCTACGGGTGCGTTATCTTTTGCGGCGTCAAGTATGCGCTCGGCTTTCTCCTTCATCATTGTGCCTGCTTTCTTGCGGCCAATCTCCATGATGGCGTCATTGTCGATGTTGCTTGTAAACGCGGCTGAGAAGTCGATTCCGTTACTCATGGCTAACACCTAAGAACCTAAAATGTCAAACCCTGCCGGTGTTTCACTGCTACCCATAATGAATGACTTGGCTTTGATTTCAAAGTGGTGCATCACATTATCAGGCAGATGTGGGTGTATAACCAGAAAGGTAGTAGAACCTGCAGAAGGTGCGTTCGTAACCACGATTACGTCTCCGCGCTGCACGTCTAACGATGGGCGAGTGTAGAGCTTGTGCGTGAGTTTGTCCTTACGCGCGTCGTTAGCTAAACGTTCGTGGTCGTTGAGCTCTCTAGTCCTGCCAACTCCGGTATCAACTATGTTCCATGAGTTCGTAACAGCGCCGCTACCTGTAGTCGTACCGTCCATTGACACAGTATTGCGGTAGACCTCGAACGTGGAGTTGAAAGCCACGTCTGAAATCCACGGGTCGAGGGAGTAGGCGCTCTGGTTGGGCATTTTGCCTTATAGGGAAGCGTTCGGCACGTTTATGACAGCTATACTAATGTCCGCCGCTACGTCGTAACTCACTGTACACGTGTAGTCGCCCGTATCAGGTGAGTCCTTCTCACCCCATCGGTCGCGCAGCCAAACCCCAGTTATTACTGTTTTGGTTCCCTTGACCGTGATTACTTTGTCCATACACGCACCTGAGTTGCCCCACTGGTCTTTCTGACTTGTGAAGGTTACGGTGTGCTCGGATGCGTCGCTGTTTGTGATTACAACGACCGTCCGCATCACGTCATTGATGGGTACATAGACATACTCGTCCGCTACTTTGTACTTGCCAGCATCTTCCGAAAGTTCTTCGGACACAACGGAGGTCATTGTAAACGCTACTCCGCCCAGCGTCGGTACGAGCGGCGTAAATGTTAAACTTGTCATTTCTGTTGTCCTCCGGTTATATACTCGCGTAGGGTACTTGCACGACCGCTATACTCATGTTAGTCAAACTAGCTTCTGCGTGCCACGTAAGCTCACAGCCGCCGTATGCGCCGCTTGTATTGTCTCTGTTTCCCCAGTGATACGGGAGCCACACGCCTGTTAGTGTTGTGCCGCTTGCTGCCGTAACCGTCTTGTCACTACCTCCTACTGTCTGGTAGTTCGTAAACGTGACCGTCTGGGTGGTACTAGTGTTCTTAATGAACACAAGGGTCATGAGCGTGTCGCTTAGAGGCACCACCTGGTTTGCCGCTGCGGATGTAAAGATAAGCTCCGCAGGGTCAAGTGGTGCAACCCCGGACGTTGCGTTCGGCCCAGGGTCTAGCGTGGGGATTATCGGAGTTAAAACCGAGAATGTTGTCATTCGTATCGTGCCCCACACTAGATTGCAACGTAATCGTATGCGCCGTTTCCAGTAAGTTTTCCTGTGTAAGTAATGAGGTTGTCGTGCGGCCCGTCGAGTGAGAAGTCACTGATTATCGCCCATCCGGTGTACGTTGAACCTGTCCCTGCGGGTTCTCCGTATTTGGGTGTGACAATCTGAACATAGATTTGTCCTTCGTCGTTATCGTATGACCCGCTCTCCTCAAACGCGTCCTGTAACGCTACGAGACTTGGGTCCATAGCGCCAGTTGAATCGTCAGTAATCCATACGCCGTCAAAGTCGAACGTCCACTGGATAAATCCTCTGACTACCCTGTACCACGGGAATGAATCTTTATGCTGTGCCTTGATAACATCCCCAGTCCGGCCAAATGTTCCTTTTCTTTGACCTGCGACCTTCGTAAATACCGGGGTGTCTGGCCCTGTTCCGCCAACAGTTCCGGCTGTCATTATATACAGCAGAAACTTGCCGCCTAATTGTTCCGTAGGATTCGTCATTTATGCCTTGTTTCTCCGATTTACCTATAGTCCTTTAATTCCTTTAGTTCCTTAATCCCATTTTTTCCATGCATAAGGTATACTCTTTTCTTAATTCCTTAGGCTGTCACACCACCCCCGTAGGTTGGTGTGATAATAACAGAGCCGCTGTCGAGCAACTCATCTGTGGTGCCGTGACCCCACAGCTCATAGTAAAATGCCCCCACGTACGGCGCTGTGTCTGCGGCGGTTAAGTCAACTTCAACGTTAATTGTGGATGTTCCGGTTATTTTCTTTGGGTCAATATCCTTCGTAATAACTGCGTCTTTTGTGCCGCGGTCAATCATAACCCACACAACAGATGTACCGAACGCTGGGGTGCTACTAATTGTGAGTGTAAAGCTTTGGTCTTCACCCTGTACTTCCGCCAAATCAGCCATTACGGGGTCACCCCATCAGTCAATGACGTGTCAATATCGAACGTCGCCGTCGCCCCAGGTGCCGGGTAAATCACGCGTGCCTCCGCGCTGATGGTGAGTTTAATTTCATACTGAAACGTTTTACCCCCCATTCCTGTAGTATTGGTAGAGGCAACGTCCACCGTGAACGCTCCGTCAGTCCCGTCTGTCTTAAAACTAACACCACCAACACTTTTACTCTTCTTAATCTGTGTGGTGCCGTTGTCAGCCACGAACAATATCTCACTAGCTGTTGAAATGTTGATGCCGTTGTTTGAGGCGTCCACATACTGAAACGTCTGCGGCCAGTCCTCTCCTGCGTAAATCGTAAAGTCTGCTGTCATGTTTGTTTTCCTCTTTTGCCGCACGGTAAGACGGTTATCATCTCAGGCGCGCGTTCGGTAATCGGTATTAATGTGACTAGGCGCTGCCTGCCAGGGATTGTCGAAGGCGCGCGTTCTACCAGTGCTTTTGTTGTCGCACTCAGCCGCGTGGTCGGTACAGTCTGAACCAATCGCTCAGTAATGGTCATGTCCTCCATAAAGCACGTGTCTATGACAGACTCTAGTGTGAGCGTTCCCGAATATGTCTGCGCCCTAACATCTGTGGGGATGCTGCTCGTCAAGTCCCTGTGTGTTACGGTTAGCTGATGCTGAACAGTTCCAGAAAGTTGTGCCAAGTCATCTGGTGTTAATAGAATAACAAACGTCGGGGGCGTCGGGTCATAAATAGCCCTGACTATTGACGGGTGTACTCTGAATATCGTAGAATCTGCAGTTGTCTTTGTTATACTGGTTCCCAAAACTTCCCACGTTACCGTTGCCTCGCTGAAATCGCTTACGCTGCCGTTTGCGTCGCGGATAGTGAGGTATAAAAGGTTCTGATGCGTTTGGTTACTAACCGCGATATTGATTGCGGGATTTGTGGCCTCCGTAAACAAGAACGGAACGCTTATGTCCGTTATATCCGCAGGTACTGTAAGTCCTAACCTGTCGGTTCGGTCAAGCCACCATTCTGCCGTTTGTGCGTCAGGCGCCCACGGCCAGCAGGAACCTGTTTGCATACAGGATATCCCGTCAAAAGCGCCCCGAAGACCGTTAGCCACGCGGAGTTCTCTGAGTAGGTTCATATCCTGTGACTCCGCCAGCCATTCCCAATAGTGTCGGTTGTTTGGTTCTCCAACACTCTGATACATCCACCACGTCTTACCAGTAGCGTGTTCGGTTCCGTCGGAATTGATGTTATAGAGCGTGTCAAAGTTTTGTATTACAGGAATCGACGGGAAATTAGTTGCTGCATACGCTTCAAGCGGCATGATTTGTTGAAACATCGTCGACGTATAGCATTCAAACTGAACCTCATCGATTTGATTAAGACGATAATCACTATCAGGGGTCGGCGTAATTGTTGAGCCGTCTGGGTTAGTGCCGCTTAATGAACCTCCGGCGGGTGGTTGCCCTGGTGGAGTAGTAAGCGTGTTCCACGGATACGCATACGCATTATTGGCGCGTGGGTTGTAGCCGCCGGCCATTGTTCCACCGCCGACTGAATCAGTGACATAAAATTTAGAGGCCCCGGTTAACCAGCGAAGCTCATTTGTGTACGCAAACTCGCAGGCCCAACCTCTGAAGTTCGTGCTGTAATTTGTTTCAAGGTATCGCAGTCCCGGGCCGTACAACGAATCGAATGAATAGCCTGTTATGTTCCCCCCCGTATTCTTATGGTCATCAACATTCCAACCCTGCTCGTCTGCTTCAGCGTCGGTAGCAGGAGTGTTCCACATATATAACCCATCAGGGTCAATGCCCCCCAGCGGCTTATCGGCAGGGTTAGCAAAACACATATAAAGTCGCCATTCGAGGTCGTAGTCTATCAGAGGAGCGATATATGTGTCATACCAGATGTCCATCGCGGCGTGGGCCGATGCTGGATATGTTTTGCCGTACACGGTGTTGTCTTGGGTAGTAAATATGCTTTTAAGGGTTGATGGGTCAAGTGATAAGTCATAAATGGCCCTAAGGTCGATTATCTGAGTAAGCGACCAGCCATTATCTTTAAAATATTGTAGGTAATCTACATCACCTGTAACCAAGGCCGGTTGTAAAACATTTTGTGAGTAAAGTGTGCAACTCCCTTGATAACCGCGCGGCCACGTTAAGAGGGTAGAATCACCCCATGAAGAGCCAGACTCCCAGTGCAGTTGCCCGCTGCACGGGCACGTGCTACTCGGATTGATGTATTTTACTGGATAGCGCGGTCTTTTTCTCGTCATCATCACACCGGAGTAAATTGTAGTCGTGCGCCGTACGCACCTGTGGTAAGTGATTGTCCAATACGCGCCCCGAACAATTCAGGAAGAAATCCAGCCCCACTTCCGACAACCACCGGCGATGGGTACGAAGTCCCTTCGTTAAATACCACACTCGTTCTACCACTCACTATTAAGGAACCAGGAAGCAAAAACCAGTTTTGTGTTTGACTTGGTCCGAATAACGCCCAATCGCCAATGATTGTGTCCGCGCTTGCGGGAATCTGGATATTGGTATCAGTGTAATTAGTAAAGACCTCCCAATTATAAGTATAATCAGAAACAAGCAGGTGATAGGTTCCGTCTACATTGAGCTGAACTATTGCGCCGTCAACAAGTGTTGGAAGGAACCCGAATAAGAACTCTAACCCCCTGTAACTGTGGCCCCATAACTGGGACGTAGTTCCACTTGACGTCGTCTCGGTCCCATCCCACGGCACGATGCCCGTCGTACTGCCGAGTTGCGTTCCAAAACTCCCAGTACGTCCGACGTATGCTAAATTAGAGGTGCTTGCAGGACTTCGCTGAAGTGGTGGGAGGTTTGTAGGCGTCCACGATGCAAACTCCATCAGAGCCAAGCATTGTATCCCTGCGTACGCTCGAAGCGTCATGATGCCCCACCCTGTAGCAGGGCGGTCTAAATATATAGGGGCAGCACCCAAATGCCACGGTGTCGCATAGCCCCCGCCAGTGTATTGTATGTATTCAACCGGACTTGGATACGCCGTCGTGTCGTACACCTCAAACTGCAAGTCATCGAGGTACATAGTCATAGCGCCAACCCCTAAATTGTCAGAGGTGAGTACTCTTATTCCAAACAACGCATACGCGGTCGTCGGTTGTGTAAACGTGACTGTGTAAGCATACCGGGTCGGCGCATTATTGGCAAGATTAATCGTCGCCGATTGGTGCTCCAGTAGGAGCGTTCCGCCTGCGTTGTACTCTCGGATATATATACGAATCTTCCACGGAGTCCCGCTTGGGGATGACGGTGAATTTATCCACAAGCTTGCGGTGTATTGCGCCCCAGTGGTGGCAACGAGGTGAGAACTAGGCCCTACGTTACTGGTCGCTGCGGGATTCGTAACAAACTCAAGGGAATGCGTCCCGTCCTGAGCCCAAAACGTTGATGATGAAATTGCCCCTGTAGGGTAGTACTGCATGTCATAAACCGTGCCGCTTTCCAGGCCTGATGCTGCGTTAGTGTCTGTGATTAGATTTGGGGGATACGTCGCAACTAAGCCGCCACGATTCTGTGCAAAGGTGCATAAGTTTTGTGCGGTATCCGTGTGCGGCCGTTCCCCACCTACAGCAGAAACCCGCGACTCTAGTTTTGTGCCATCGGCAGAGAGCACACTGGGAAATGCACCAAGTATAATATGTGGTTTCGGATGGGCGGTATCCCCATCAACCACAAACATAGGGTCAGGCGGTAGGTCTTCCCCGTCCAAATTATCGCTTATCGACCACGTATAACCGGCTCCTGATACTGTGCCGCTTACATACGTGTGCAATAAGGGGTACGTCATTGTTAAAGCATTACTGTCTACTGAACTAATCAGATTAATCTCTGAGTGCGTTGCGTCGCTAATAGCAACAGGTCTCGAGGTTCCGATGAAAGGTGTAAATAAAGAAGCGTTTTCGACCGTTACAACTTCACCGTTAATCGTGCTTATGTTAGAGGTAACGAGTGTGTCCTCTTCTGTGGCACTGTAAAATAAAGGAACAGCAACACCTACGTTGTTGACTGTATCGTCATAGTTCGGGTCGCCATAGTAGTAGGTAATATCTCCTACATTGGTGAAATTGCAACGGCGCATACCGGCCCATGGGAGCACCTTACTGAAGTCGGTCCCTGCATACCAGTTCGCACTTGCGTTCCCGCGAATTAAAAAAGCCCCACCGGATACCAGAGCTCCGCCACCCCACGGAAACGGGATGCTTGCCGTTGATGTCGGCCATGTTACTGTGTAAAGTGCCACTGTTTTATCCTAACGCCTAAATCCTAAAGTTAAAGCACGTACATCTTTTTCTTTTTGAATGATTGTTCAATCGGTAGAACGTCCGCGTACGCATTGCCTGACGTTGTAGTGTTTTGGAATAACAATCGGACAATAACGGGTTGCCCATTAATATTCGTTGATTTGTAGTTCACTGTGTAGTTACCCCATGTAGGTGTTGCGATATTTGCTGAGTATGCCGCATCCATGTTCGCTTCCGCGAGGACTGCATTTGAACTACTCCAGAGTGGGTCAGCGGTGGGGTCGATTATCTGTAACCTGAACGTGCCCCCTACAATGTCTTTCGTTCCTACAACGGAAAAAGAGATAGTTTGATTCGGGGGTGCGTAGGTTCTCCAGTTCCAGAATATTGGATTGTTCGCGCCGTATGTCCCATCAACCGCAAGTCTCAGCGTTTCTCTTGCACCGTGTACGGTTGTGCTCTGTGTATACGCTGTACCCCCTTTCGTCCAACAGTACATCGTATAAAGAGTCCCACCAATGGTACACGCTCGCGCTTGATTGTTTGACCACGTCGGTTGAAGGTTGGCGGATGTCAACGTCGTCGTGGTTAGTGTGGAGTTGTAAAGTTCAGTATCAAACGCGGCACCCATATCTGAAGCAGTTCCGGCGGATGTGCAGTTGTAAATTTTGGTACCCGCGATGTTCATCCCAAGCGTAGTATTCGTCGAATTTTTTGAAACGCAATTTGATAGTGTGCAGTCAGCAGCAATGTTAAGCATACCGCGCGTCGTATTTTGTAGAGCACACCCACTGTATAACGCTTGTCTCGTACCAGCGGAGTTGTATTCAAATGTCGATGCGACGTTAATACCGGCACATCGGTTATACTGATTCCCGTATGCGCCACCACAGAACGCTTCGTTTTGCGTGGTATTGAACAGAACCGAATCGGTAACTGATGCACCCACACCTAACGTAAGGTATATAACTGCGGCGAGATTGCCATCAAACGTCACCCCGTTCATTGCCCACGATGCGCCAGACGTGATAGATGTTTGATACGACCGCACGCCGTTCATGACCTGTGATGCGGCAGTTCCTGCTGTTGTTGTAGCGTAGGTGCTCTTGTAAATGAGAATCGGACGTGAATAGATTGCGACAATATCCCCTACTGTGCGAGCGCCGTCCGTTGCTGGCAACGGCACCGTTAAAACAACAGGATACGCAGAGGTAGCGCCTATTGTCGCTGCGGCCCCAGAGGTAAGCGCGGAGACCGTATAGAGTCCATTGGCCGCCTCAGTCATTACGGCGTTCTTTGAACCGTTACCGATAAGAATCTGTTGACCGACCTGAAGCCCCATATTTGCAGCAAGCCATATCGTATCGGTGCCTGAATTGGTTGACCCCGCGCCTGTTAATGTTGTATAAGGAAGGGTTTGAAGTTGGCCGTAATATTTTTGCGCGCTTGCGGTGATAGCACCCGCCGCGATAAGCTCAATAGTAGTCTGATTGCCCGACGCCCATGTGCCAGGCGATGCGCCGCCAGTTGTCCATGTGGCAGGAAACGGGATATAATCTGTTGTGGAGTTGCCGACCTGGAGCGTACCTGTGCCGCTTATGCTAATTCCCGTTTTCATCTTGAGGTACGGGTGGAGCACCTGATAGCCGACTTCAAAATACGCTATGGGTGCTGTTGATGTGTATGAATACGTAGTAACGGGGATGGTGAGGGTATCCCCTGACACGGTCGTAATGACAACGGTTTCACTGTGAACGCCATCTGTAAGCGTTGTCGTCATCCCGCTTGAGAACTTCTTACCTTCGTTGGTTGCTACGGTGACTGATGTAGTCGATGCCGCCGTTATGTTTGACGTAATTGCAGTACGTAATGCTGCGTCAGAAGTAGCATCGGGAACTGTGCAAGGGTTCGCGGTCGGGAAGGTTAGTTTGCCCGTTGAGGTTATTGTGAGCCCGGCTAACCCAGTTGTGAAAGCATGTTGGTCAACGTCAAAGACAACGGTCATCCCCGTGGGAATCGCGACGGTCTTATTGTCCATGTTCGTGCCGGACGGGTCGGCACCCCATGTTTTATAGGCACTCCATGCACCATCAGAAACAGCTGTGAAGTCGGTCATTGTTCACCTCACGCTACTGCTCGAGCAAATACTGTCACAGTCCCAGTGCCGCCACCGGTGGTGACGTTTATCCTCACGGACTTGAACCCTGCACACATCAACTGATACCCATTGTTCAGCGACGTGGCCAATGTTACCGAAGTGGCATCGCTGCCGCTCGTTATATCCGTAACGTCTACTAATGGGACGTAGTTCGTACCGTCGATAGATGCCTCAAATGAAAGCGTCGCCGTTCCGGTAATCGCCGGAGAAGTAGAGCATACGACTGAGAGTGCGAGCATCTTGTAACCCGTTACGTTCATCGCCGTTCCGTATGACTGTCCCCCTGTAATAGCGTATGCGTTGAGCAGATACCCTGAGACTCTATCCTCTGATGTTTGAAGGGCCTGCTTGAGTATGAAAATGGTCTGGTCGTTCGTAGTCAAAGAGCCGCCGCTGACGAACCTGTACCTGTAATAAACTGACGATAGAGCCTGTGGTGCAAGGTCAAACGCCTGTGCGGTCGCTGGCGCGGTAACGGTGATTGTATGCGTTTGTGTTGCCGTCCAGCTCGAATTGTCTGCGCTTTCGTCTAGGTAAAGCGTGCCCGACTGGTCAACGACAAGCCAACCACGTATACCCCAAGGTACTGGACTCGTAGTAAAACGATTGACTCCGGTTTGTGTGTATGTTCCCGCTGTCGACCCGCCGCCTTTTAGGGGTGTTGAGGTGAGCGTTGGCGCTGGGTCGCGATAGCGGCCCGCTTGACCGATGTATGCCGTGCCTGCACCCAGCGTAAGGGCCCCGACGTCGGTTGTTACGTTGACTCCAAGATTACCACTAGCGTCTACGTTAAGTGGATATTCTTTATTGTTAGTGTCGAGGGCTACTAATGTGATTCTTTGTGTCATTTTTTTACCTCACGCTAGAGCCACGTAGACGCAGTACACAGTCGTTGCACCTGTCGCGCCTGCGCTACCACCTACCGTTCCCACTAAATTAACGGGTGATGCGCCAGTGTAGTATTGTAATGGGCTTCCTTGCGTGGTTATCGTGTCAGCAGCGCCAGCGCTATATGTCAAAACCAGAGGCTGCCATAACAAGGTACCCCTCGTGGAGAGAGTCGTGCCTGTTACATTAGTTGCCGTAAGCCCCATGCTCGCTATGGGTATGAAGCCTTCAAGCGTGCCGGATATTCCTAATTTTAATGAAGCACTAGCACCGTTCCATGTCTCTGTGCATACTGCAATGACGTCAGTGACCAGTGCGTTTGCCGGCATTGCGATAACGTTCTTAGTCGTATCAGCGTGCCCTATCGTCCCTGTTAGAACCTTTACCACGCCTGCAGCCAACTGAGTGGATGCTATGGCTGCGTTGGAATCCAACTGCGTTCCTAAAATTCCCGCAGAGTCAGAAAGCGAAGCGTGAGTGAATGTCTTTGCAGTCGTCACCGATTCAGTCACCGCGTTAGCAGCTAGTTTATCGTTTGTAATCGTTCCGGCTGCGATATCGGTTGCTACCACCGTGCCAGGGGCTATATTGGCGGCAGTTATCGTCGCATTGGCGGGCTGCGTGCCTACAATGCCCGCGCTGTCTGAGAGCATCGGGCCTGTGAGCCACTTACCTCTAAAAAATTTAGCTAATTCTGTTTTATATCCCATTCTTAAACCTCCTCCTCCGTCGCATGGGAATTGCGACTAATCCTAAGACTAGATTACGTACCCTGCCTATTTCCTTTCATCCGGTTTATTTGCCGGTTCATGTCTTTTAGTAATTTGGCGTTGTATGCACCTTTCGGCACGGATGCGGTTCCGATGTCTGTTACACATATCGTCGTCATTAGCGTGCCTGCGGTGCCTATGTCGGTAACAAAGCCCGCTTGGGTTTTCAGTTTACCTTCTGAGGCTTTCTTTTCATTTTGTGTTTCAATCGTCTTCTTCTGAGGTTCCGTCTTCTTCGTTTCTACCTTGTCCATCATTTCACCATGTCTTATCAACCATCTGGTCACGCTTGAACGCCCGCTGGTGCCAATCGGCTTCATCTTCGGCAGGCGATATTCCACCCACGAAAATCCTAATCTGCCTGGCAGCCTTGCGGCGCAGTTCCTTAGCAAGTGCAACGAAATGGTCATAACGCTGTTGATACGCCCCTTCCCAATCTCCTAACTTTTCCTGCGTAGAAGGTGCGAATTTAGCAACGAGTGCGTCTGCCGCCATAGCAGCAGCCATATAATAATTATTTTGTTGTTGAATAAAAAAACCCAGCTCCTCGTCTGAAAGGAGCTGGTGGTTGGTGTCGGTGTCCCCTATGAGGAACCGTACTAGGTCAACGTTGTATGTGCCATCCGGAAGGACGGCAGGCGTATTTCCGTATGTCCACGTCATAGTTTAGAACACCTCTACCTAATTTTGCACTTTACGCTTCTAGCGTTTACGCGCTCGTGACTCCACTCATAAAGATGCCCAGGTCAGAAGCGATAAGCTTCATATCCATAGCCATCTCAGCCTCTATGCGCAGCGCACGTCTCCACTCAATGCGGAAGTCGCGGACAGCGAACCATCCGGCCCCTCCGGCATTTCCGTAGCCGCCGCCACCCATCAAGTAGCCAGTCCACCCGAAGGTGTAGCCAGCGCTCGGAGTGAGTAGCGAAGGTTGTGGGTTGCTGTAGCAGAGCAGAGCGTTCAACCCGTAAAGGAAGTCGGTGTCGGCTTCTGCCGTTGCAGCACTTAGACCTTCTGCGCCGGAGTTCATCACGGCCATTGGCACAACTACGCGGTCAACACCGAGCACTTGTGCGAGGGCCTGCTCGCTCATAACTGCGGGGCTTCCCGGAGTTCCGCCGTATTTGATACGCTCGATGATGTCTGGGTGCATGCAGAGTGTTTCAAACACTTTCGGCCCGAGGACCAAAGTATTGGGAACAAACCCTGTCTGTGCGGCCATTGCCATCTTGTAGTGGCGTATGTCCTGTACTGGAGTCGAATTTGTGTAGTCGTTCCAGTAGCAGATTGCCGAAGCGTGTGTACCGTAGCCTGCGGTCAGGTTGTTGGCGGTGACGCCTGCGGGGTCCTGAAGAGCCCCTCCCTGGTTCCACTTGCCGGTTACGAAGTAGTTGTCAATAAACTTCTTCTCTCTAGCAAGCAAAAGCTTCTGCGTCAGGAAGAGCGTCGAGTCACGCTGCATGTTCAACGGACTGTCTGCGTTCAACACTACCCTGTCGCCAAGGTCGTGGTGCAGTGCGTAGATGTCGCAGGAATAACTGTTTGACGAGTCAATCCCGTAGCCCGTACCTTCTGACTCAGCTCCGTCTGCACGAATCTTAGCCTCATTGGTGAACCAATAGGACTTCGTGTAGTAGAAGTATTTGTCACTCATCTTCTGGACTGGAATCATCGGGAAGATTTCTGCGGCTCTGTACGCCTGTTGCTGTTGTATATACGCAATCGATATGTTAGTCAACGGAACGTTCACGTGCACATCGGTTACAGTTGGTTGTGGCATTTTTGTTTACCTCTTAGTTGTACATTATGTGCACTTCGAGCAGCCCGGTGTCACCTGCAAAGGTAAGTGTAGAAAGGCTTGCTATCGAGATTGTGTCCGTCGCTGGCGTTGAGAACGCCCCCCCACCTGTTACTGTACCTGTCTCTGTGATTGGCGTCCCTAACAGCTTTAGAGCCGCATTAGAACACACGCACGTGAGGCCAGTAACTGCCGTGGAATTGACAACCAACGAGAGCGTCGTCGCGCCGCTTGTGCTTGCGACCTTCACAGGAACTGCATACATACCGGTAATCGTTCCGGTCCACCCAAGGGGTACTTGAATAGCAGTAACTGAACCACCTGCAGTGCCAAAGTTCACCATCGGAACGGTGACTGAGAACTGCCCTGCGCGGTAAACTGCGCCTTCTGCGATTCGGTTGGTGAGTGCAACTTCAATGATGCACGACACACCGCCGTTGCCTTCAACGGCAATAGCAACAACCACGTCGCTACCTTGGCTCTTTCGCAGCATTCCTGCGGTACTGGAGATTATAAGTCCGTCGCCCGCATTTATCGTGTCGTCAGCAGTGACCCAACACTTCGAGTGTCCGAGTTCACGGACTGCGCCTACTGTTGCTTTGGTTGACCCATCAGGGTTGTCCTGTAGGATGCCCAGCATCTTTTGGATTCCCGACGTTGCGAGTGCAAGGGTTGTGTTGTTCAGGTAGACTGCGCTAAACTGACCCGCTTGCGCGGCGCTCATGTTCGAGGTTACTGGATACGTAAAGTCCCCAATAGGGATGTCGCCTGCGGTCATAGTGTTTTCCTCTCGCGCATCATTTCCTCGTAAATCTCGGGGTGCGCTAATGTTTCTGCTGCCATCGCTGCTTCGATTGTCATACCTTCAGACTTCTCCACACGCGCTTTTGCGAGCGCAGCGAGCTTGCCTTCCGGAGTCCCTTCAATAGCGGCGGTCGAACCGACCTCTACGAAAAGATTTGACTCCTTGAGCCCCGCATCTGCGGCCTTGAAGATTCCTTCGACAGCTTTAAAGGTTTCAGGCGAGAGTTTCTCGTCCATCTCCTTCAATAGCATGGCGAATTTCTCCGTCTTGGGCAGGTGCGTAAATTCGTCAGCCTTTGCGACGAACTCTTTGACGCGCTTCTCTTCCTCCATCTTCTCTATCTTAGTCTCAAGTGTTTCATTGGCCTTGAACAGATAGCGAACGGGACCTTGAACGTCCTCAGGAAGGAGGTCGATGTCAGCCTCTTTGGTTATTTTTTCGAGGGCCTTCTGCACTGCAGAATCCTCGTCGGCTTTAGCCATTTTAGTGGCTTTCTTTGCCATTTTCTTTGCCTTCTTTTGTGGAACTTCTTCTTCGTCGTCTTCGTCGCCGTCAGGCTCTTCGTCCTCGTCGTCTTCCGTAGGTGCAGGTTTGGCTTTTTTCGTAGCCGCCTTCTTGAACCCAGCGGATTCCGCAAGCGTGTCGAAGATGTCAGAAGGAAGTTCTTCAGCATATGCCGTAGCCAGCTTCATGAGTGCAACTGATACCTCAGTCGCATCCGTGGACAGGTCCGGCGTCTTCTTTTTTAGTGTTTCTCGCAGGTTGTCCTCTGTGCCCAAATCGGCCTTGAGGACTTCTGCATAAGGTAATTCTTCCATGAATACCTCGTTGTTCTCTATGGGTGCGCCGTCTTCTTTCAGGATTTTGAACCGCTTACGATTCGCACCCTGTTTGACTAGCGAGATTTCAGTTACCACAAGGTCTTGGAGCTCGGTCGGCTCTTTATTAGCCATGGCTCATGCCTCCTTGAGATTTCCCAAATAAAACGAGCAGCGAAGCTAAGGCTAGTGCGCCATTTGTATCAACCTTGTCGGTCACTCGCGCCTGGTTACTCCGCTGTTGGGTTTGCTTCTACGCGCACCCCGGTGCCTCCGATTGAAAACGCTGAAAGTTCTCCACTCTCAACTTTCTTCCAGAGGGCATCGTCATTTATCTTGACGCCTACGACCCAGGACCCCTTGACGATTTTTTCGCCGTCCACGACCATATCAACGGGCGTGATTTGGTTCTCCACGATTACGGCTTTTGCCGTGCCTTTGTGCTGATTTCCGACAATGCGGCTTTTTTCCATAAAGTCCCAAGCCGCTTTTCTCAAGGTTTCTGGTTTTATCCAGTCTCCTTGCGAATCGGTTTCACACGTACCACCCTTTTGACAAGGTGAGTAGACCACGCCGTAAACAACGCGTGGTTTTTTGGCATCGGCCTGCTTCAACAGGCGTATCGTGTGTTGCCAGGTCGCTTTGTTTTTGTTTAACATGTAAAGATTCTCATTGGTGACTATTTAACTATTACGTAATTGTAGGTACTCTTCGTGCGTCTTTGTGCCCTTTTGTAGGTTACATCGTGCACAGCTTATGGCTATATTTGAGATATCATTCTTGCCGCCACGCGATATTGGGGTCTTGTGCTCAATATGAACTTCCTTATCGAATGAGGCGTAAAGCAGTTCACCACAATAGAAACAGAATCCTTCTTGCTGCTCAAATAACTCGTTTAGTTCTTTGAAAGTGAATGTGCCGCCATTATTCTTTTTGCGTGCGCGGTGATTGTTATTGTTTATCCGTCGCTTTTCGGGGTTATCCCTGCGCCATCTGCGCGATTTTTCTCGGTTGTATTCTCTGCGGGTCTTTCTGTATTCGCGCTCATATTCTGGGTGCTCTTCCCGCCACGTAATATCATAGTCGTGTTTTTTATCGTGGTTATTTACACACCATTCGCGTTTGGCTTCGAGACATTGTTCACACGTTTTATAATGAGGGGAGCTCACAGGTTTACCACAGCTAGAGCACACCCCGTCATGAAACGTATCTCTACGTCTTTGCATCCATTCGCGAGCGCGTTTGCGGCAAGACGCACACCTCTTATAGCGGTCTTCTTCAACCTCACGACTACAATGGGTGCACTTCATCTCGATTCTAACTCACCATTTGCCCCGATTCGTTATAAAGGAACGTAGCGTGCCCTGGAAGTATTATCTGCGCTTCTCCAGACTCTTTCTAAGTCTGCCGTATTCCAGATAATTAAGCTTAGCCTGCACCATCTTCTTGAGTTGCTCCCGCTTGCGTATGAGCTCTTGATTGGTTCGAGGGGTTCCCAACGCATTCGGGTGGGGCAATGTCACCGCGACCTCTGTCCCTAACGACTTCTTCACAGTATGCCCCAATGCTACGACTATCGGCTCACTTGCCGCAGAGCGCCTCACTTGCTGCTCATCTTTCCAGAATGACTCAGCTTTAATCTCCGACTCTGTTGGCTCTCTTACCTTACCCGCTTCATCCTTCAACAGACGCGGGATTAAGTACGTAATAGCTATATCATCCCTCGTGATGCCCATTGGCTCAAGGTACTGTTCGTTGAATATTCTACCACTAGGGCCAACGAGTGCTTCCTTGCGGAGGGATTCAATTACGCCGGGACTCGCCGCTACAAACGTAACGAGTGGCTGCGAGCCGGTGAATGGCTCCACGGTTGTATCAACCTTTGTGACTTCTTTAATTTCTTCAACTTCTTCTGCTTCTTCTGCCTTCACGGTTTTCTCCTGCTTTTTGGCCTTCTCTTCTTTTTTAGCGGATTTAGAACTAGACTCTTCATCTTTTGCACGCGCTGCTATCTCATCGACCGTTCCAAAGTGACACTTTTCAACGTCACTCTCTGCGGACTTCTGCGTGATAGCACCCCATTTAAGCGGCGCCCCTGCGGTACTCTCCGTTCCTGCGGCGTCCGCCTTTGCTTTGAGCGCGGCTACAAGCTGTGCGTGGAACCAGTTCATATCGGCCTGTGAGAATCCGGACAGGAGATTACCCTGCGCGGCCCACATCGCCATGCGCCGATTGTATGCGGTGAGGTCTGCGGTGCTCTTGGTCTTAACTTCCGCGGCGAGTTTTGATTTCTCCGGGTCCGTGAGTGACTTTTCTATTTCTGAACCTTCATCGGATTTCTTCATCTTCATGCAGTTGTCTGCGACTTTTTGGCAGTCAGGGTGTAGTTTTTCTTCTTGCTTCTCAACTTCTGGCTCTTCTTTAGCTACAGGTGGCTGCATCTCTACCGCTGCTGGTGCACTTTCAGGCTCCGATGATGCAGTAGTGGCGCTTGTAGCAGCCGACCTTGCCTTTCCAGAGTTGCGTCCGCCTGCTTTATTCCGTGCCTTCGAGTTTATATGGTCCCAGACCGTCTTAGGCAGGTATTCTTTCGCAGCGGCGCGCAGTTCTTCGAAATACTCTTTAGAGTACTCCCTAGCGGCGCCGTCTTTCTCTATTTCGTCAGTCTCAACTTTTTCAACAGTTGTTTCTTCACTCATTTCTTTACCTTTATAGGGGCGTCCGCAATGTGCATCTTCAACGCACGATTGACCCCTTTTAGCTGATTTCGTATGTCTTTTAGTTGTAACGTAAGCACCTTGACCTGTGAATCTAAGTCGAGGTCCGGTGCGTAGTTCTCGGCAGTCTGATACTCGGGTTCTTCAATAGCCGGTTTCATTGTGAGCCATGAGTAATCATGGTATTCTTGGCTTTGGTTTCCGCAAGAGATTTTATTCTGCTTCATCGCTTGACCTTAGGATACGCGCGTCGTGATGGCACTATCCTCTTTGAATACCACTTACGGTAAGCAGTTCTTAGAATACTCATCGCTTTGCCTTCTTCTTCTTGCCGCCAAGTGGTGCGTTAACGTGAACATCCCCCGCACTCGGCTGCCCCGACTTAGCCTGCGACCCATACTCACTCGTCGCCGGTGTCTCCACGTTTAACCTTTGTTGGCGTTCAGTAGTATCCGCCGCCGTTTGCCCCGGAAGCATTGCGTCCGCCGCTGTCTGTTGCGGTGGCGCGGCCGTCTGTCCCGGAAGTAATGAATCAGCCGGTGGTTTTACCTCTGCGTCCTCGGGTTCAGGCTCTGTGGGGAGGTGTAAGATGTTCCAAATCTTGTTTCTAAAGTCCACAGTGTCTGGAATTGTGACACCCCCGCGTGCAAGTAGGGATATTGCATTTGCTATGTCAAGTCCCGCACTTGAGGCGATATCTCCGTGGGTGAGTTTTGGTAGTGACTGGGGGTTTATGTTGGCGTTGAGCCTCGCTAATCTCGGTACCGCATACGAGTTAATCGTCTCTGCTATCGAATCGAGTATTGCGGTTATTGATAGACTAAAGATGTCGTTCCGCGTTTCCGCTAAGGCGTATGAGCCGGTTTGGTCCTGCCCCAACATCAGGAAATCCGCGAGAACAGTCATCGCTATCATCTTGTTGTATCTGTTGATTATATCCCCCGTCATGAACTGCCGCTGGCTCGAGGGGCCTAAGAGTTGAATGTCGTACATTAACCCAGGGCCGCCGTCTTCGGGTGGGTAAAGTGTGGAGGGGAGGATTATGCCCTCGTCCTGGTTCCTGTGGATGTTGGTGATGACTTGTTTATAATAATCGCGGGCGCTAACAGCGTCCGCGTCTGAACCGAGCAGGACATTCTCAGGTACTCTCATAATAGGAATGCCTGCGAGGTCACGCTCAACGCCGATGGCTTCGATGTCTTCGATATTTTTCTTCAAATACCACGAACGGTACGCACCACGAAGCATACTGACGCCTTCTGGGTTCCCTTTGCGTGGTTTAACCCTGAAGAGTAGGGATTTCTCCATCGGTATCTCAGTTATGCGGTAGTGTGGTGGGGCCAATTGAACCATGGCCACGACGCCGCCGTTAACGTCGAAGTCCCACCTAAGCAAACTTTCTTGGGTTCTGATGGCCCATTTTCTCCACCCTATGCGGCCGTCGTCGAAGTTGCTGTCGAGGGTTGGGTCGTCAGGGTGCGGCCCCTCGCGCTTTTTATAAACTTGCTCAAGCCAGCAGTTAGAAACAATTATTGGCCCCGCACAGAACGTGTGGTCTTCCTCTACTTCTAAGTCATAGACCGGCCCTTCATAATACACACGTTTAATCGAAACTATCTTATGTCCTAATGCTTCGTCATAAACTTTAACTTGAAGACCCTGCTGCTTTGCTCCACCGTTGGTTTCAGATTTCTCCGAGAGCCACCGCCACGCGGTGACGTAAGATACACCACATTCTTTAGCAACTTCGTGTAGTGTTTTTCCGTCTTCCCTAAGCTTCCGCGCTTTACCTTCTAATTCTGAGCGTTTCCAATCTGTTATTCTTGCAGGAAGCGCACCTACCTTGTACGCCACACCATCAAAACGTATGGGTGATGGTAATCCGAGTGCACCCGCGATTAGTTGCATTTGCTGCGCTAGTGACTTGCTTACTGTTGTTACTGCGCTTATTGTGAACCCTTTGGACTGGGATACAAAACCATCACCCCATAACCAACCGTCAAATAGGCCACACGCAAATTCTTTTTCTTCGGGCAATTTTGAGAGCCGCTTATCGTGCGCATTATCACCCAACACCCACGAATCAATAAGCTCTCGGAAACGCGGGTGTGAGATAGTAACCCGCCCTGAATTTGGCCTATCTTTACCTATAACTGGATACCGCCCCGCTTTCAAAGAACTAAGGTGGTGGTGTTTCTCAGCACCTTCACGTTCCATCCATTCGTCTATCTGGTTAGCAAGTTCTTCAACTTCTTTTGTGTGAACGTCAAACATAACGCGGGTTCTATCTGGTGCTCTACTCCCTTCTGCTACATACGCACCAACTAGCCACCCGGATAAGTAGTCGCCACCTTCTTTGAGTTTAGGGCGCGGACGTAATACGATGTCCCCGGTGTTCAGCTCACCTGCGGTTTTCCATCCGTCCTTTGTTGGGAGTTGGTGCTCAGGCGTCATCTGTATCGGATGTGGGTACCCAAGTATCTTTAGTTCCACCAAATCGCCAGTGTATTCGCGGGTGTAAATTTTTGTTACTGCGCGTGCGCGGCCATGCTTAGTGAGAACTAAATCACCTAGTTTGACGTCCTGTATCTTGATAGGAACGCCTGTACCGTTTAGAATCATTTGATTAGTAGGTATGCACCAACCAAATATAAACATACTGAGTATTTCAGCTAACGTGTCTTCCCAGTTGACACTCATATCTTCAAACAAACACTGGCTAAAGAACTCTGCGGCCTGTTCGTCTTCCGGTGAATCGCCACCGGGTTCAAACGACCAATCTACCGAGCGACATACCATTTCAACGGCGTAAAAGATTGACGAGATAATGGCATCATTGGTTGCCATTTCCTTATAAATCTTGACGCCTTTTTGCTGTTGGAGCTCTGGTAACCACTCTTCCCAGATGTACGGGCCCAAACGGAATAATCCGGTCGTGCCGTATTCCTGGAAGTAATTAATATTACTGGGCCGCGTGATTGAGGCCCCTTGTGAATCAAGCGTGGGGAAATCTGCAGGACTCAACCCGCCGCCACCAGACGTAACAGGCTGCTTGGAGATACGTTCAGCATCTTCTTTTGTTATCTTCTTTTTTCTTGGCGGCATTTTGTTAAAACCTTTTGAACCTTTCGAATGCAATCATCATTTAATCATCAGCTAATCATCAGAATAATCACTTCAATTCAGAAACGCACGTGCGCCTTGACCAACGTGATTTTCTCTCTCCGTAAGATGATAACTTACGTGATTGGTTGGCCTGTGCGTGGCATTGTGAGCACCACCCCTGAATTGTGCACCATTGGCGGCAATCGGAGCTCATCGTAAGTCCCTCCAACGCCCGCCGTCTTCGCCTACAATCACCGGTGCAATCACACGACCACCGCGACGGCCCTTGAGCGTGTACGAATAACAACTATATCTTAAACTGTCCATCAAATCATCGAAGCCACGCTTCTTATCGGGTAATTCTTGGATGTTTCCGTCTTTGTCGCGTTGGCGGGTGTAGCCGTGTATTTCTTTAACGAAATTAACAGCCCTAGGGTTTACGACAATCTTGTATTGCCTTACTGTGTTTATTCCGTCTAAGACGTCTTTCTTAGCAGGGTATACATTCAACTCAGACTGCTTCATCTCTGCGATTCGCGCTGGCTCAGCTGCGTCGCAATATATAGGGATTTGTCGGTGTAATCGCCGGTCCGGGATGTGCTCTTCTAATTTAGCTTTAATCGCGGTAATAAAATCAGAAGTAAGAACCCCCCGCATGTAGAGCTCATCGACGATATAGAGTGTGTGTTCTTTTATACCGAGTAGCACGAACGCACACGGGTGCTCGTAGCCAAAATCTGCACCGGCGATAGTAGCGTCAAAGTCCTCGTATTGGTAACCAAAGAGTTCTTGGGTCCAGTTCGTGTAGACCTGATTTTCGAGTTTACCCCATTCACCAAGGGTGTAGATAGTGTAAAGATTCGAGTCTATACCTTTCAGCTCTTCTAGGGACCTGACGTATTCAGCGTCTAAGAACTGATTATCTTTGTAGGTGTAATGTTGTATCTCTACGTCTTCGGGCTGACTTAAAAAGAAGTAGTTATTCAACCAATGGTTCTGGTCGATTGGATTAAAAGTAAGGAGTAGTTGGCGGTAATTGTTCTTGAGTGGTGCACCGCGCAGTCTGAGTTTAATCATCTCAAACTCTTCCTTGCGGATTTCTGTGGGTTCTTCAATCCATATATCGGTAACATCGGTCAACGATTTGATGCGGTCCGCTGCTTCTCCTTGGGCCGTGTTGACGATTGGTATACACTGGATACTTGAGCCGTTTGGGAAGTGGATGCTCATGTCGGTCTTGTTAATCGAACATGGAATACGCTTCTCAGCGATTAAGTCGCAAAAGAGCTTGAATGATGTAATGCGGAGTGACGGGCCATACTTACGGATGGCTATGACGCGGTTGTTGGGGTATAAAAGACAGCGGACAAGGAGTTTTTGCGCGACGCTGTAAGTCTTCCCCGCACCGGCACTTCCAAATATAACAAGATACCGCGCTCGTGAGGTGAAAACAGGTTCAAAAGAAGGCTGCGGCCATTCGGATACGTCTATTTCACGTGCGTATTCCTGAGCAATCAAGGCACAACCTCTTTATTAATCGTAATCTTAATCTCCCCCGAGTGCTCAGTCTTCTGTGGCTTGTCCAAACCGTTAACCTTCAGCACCACATCAGTCGCCGCAACCCAGCGGTCTGTTGTTGAGCGTGGGGATGGGTTGTCATCTTTCATAAACTCAGCAGAGCGCTTTCTAATCTCTATTGCCTCGTTGGTGACTTCTTCTCGGAACTTTGCGAGTTTGGCCTCGAATCTCTTTTGGTCTTTGGCGAGGAGATGGGCGTCGTATTGCCTGGCGCGTTCAACCCAGTCGTATTTGCCGCCCCATTTGTTCATAAGAGACACAGACTTACTGCAATGTTCTGCTACCGCATCATACGTGCGTTCTTGACCTAAATCGCGATAAACACAAAAAGCAGCGTAAGCTTTTGAGGTCTCTTTGTCTTCTAGTCTCTCCCACGGATTCGTCAAGAAATAGCTCCAGCTAGGTTAACTCTATGCATGTTAAAATGGTCATTGAAGCCTATTTAAGCGTTACTTAATTGCGGCTTGTTAGCCATGTCTAAATTAAACAACTTTAAATACCGCGTTTTATAGATTAGAGAGTGGCAAAGACTATCATGCTTCCTTTTCTATCTGATGTACAGCACCCTACCGAACAGACGCGCATAATGAGGATTGCTCACCAACTTTATAAGGTGGAGCGAGAGCTGCAAGGAAACACCCACTGGACCTACATCAGACAGGATAACCCCCTTGACAACATTGAATACCAAGCGAGCATTTTAGAGTCCATTGGCGCGGATTTGCGCGATATTGAGGGGGATATTGACGCGTTGGATGATGAAGGTGTGCGTTCTGTGCTGACTGTATGGTATAGTGGGGTCTACCGACTCTATTTTGACATGTTTACTGAACACAACCAACTGATTGATGGTAGTGCCGATTAGTGAACTAACGCAGCATAGAGTAACTCAGCGACCAACACTCCGGCTACGATTACGATAAATTCTGCTAACCAGTTGTAGACTTCTTCTTGCGTCATTTTCTCACCTTAGCGGGTTTATCCACATATAGATGATAAGCACTACTGCCAGTATAATACAGTAGTACATCATCATGTTGTCTAATTCTTCGTGGGTCATCGCTTATTATTGTAGTATGCTAGGCGTTGAAGCAAACTGCACTGACGCTGGCGGCGGAGTTACGAAATCCGACTCTGTAATGATTGCCCATGCGTCGCCTGACTCGTACGAAACATTATCAAAGAACGAGTACGGCATCCACCACAGCCCGTTCGCACCCCATCCAGTACCCCAACTGTTCTTAGCAAACAACGCGCCTTTTGAACCGTCGTAATTGCCTACATGGTTGTCGTCATAGCCGATGAACACATTCGCGTGCCCTCCTGCGATTCCGCCGCTAGGTGTGGGCATGTTGCCGTCACTACCTGTGTTAAAGAAGGAATTTGGCACGTCAAAGCCGAACATGACGGGGTAACACGGGGGGAGAACGGCGTTAGGCGCGATGGCTGCCTTTATGTTGGCGAGTGTAATTGATTGGTCATTGGCGTCGAGTCGTGTTGCTTTGGTGGTTTTGTCCTTTGCTGCGTCGTTGAGGACTTTTGTTGGGACGGGTGTGCCGAGTTGCGCGGTGTATGGGAACTCGGTTTCTGGTGCTACGCCTTTGTTTTCTAGTACCCATGCCATTGTTGAAAGACTACTGCCGACGTCCTGCGTTGGCGGTGACGATTGCCCGTCGTGGACGAGCGCACATTGGTACAACTGCATCCTAGAACCGTTGAAGTATGTTCCTATAGCTGTGTAACTTCTTATCTTAGAACAATTGTCACCAGCGTTGGCCGTACACGAACCCATGCTCATCTGGTCCTCAACAGGAGTCCCATCTTTTATTATATAACTAGCCGGTAGTGTTTCAATCTGTTCGCGGCTTAACAATAGTTTAGCGTCTTTATGCGCAGGGTCGCGCAGGCATCCCATATAGTATTTTCTTTCGTTCGTTTCATGATATACTTTATTTCCCATTTTTACGTATCTCCTTCCTTAAGTTTTCTATTGCGTTTAACAAAAACATATAACGACATTCTGCACAATCGCTACTAGTAGCCATATGGGTCCTGTGCTCACACGGCTTTCCAACCACTCCACAAAAGTTTGCTGGCTTTCCCATCTACCTTACCTCTTTACGTAACTCAAACACGGTCTGTAATCGAAAATCACGGTATCTGGTTCAGAGCAGTACACCAAACCGTCGCGTTCGTCTTCTTGGAAGTGGACACAGATTTCGCATGGACTCACAATACGCCTTCAACCCCTACCTCAAGCACGTCCGGGTAGGATTCAATCACTTCACGAGTCAACCCATTTAACCCTTTCACGTAATTCTCCTCAACAACATCAAACGGTATGAAATAAATATGATTCTTCGGTCTTGCGCGGATTTCCATTGCCAAGTATCCTTTTAGCCCTGTTTTCGCGAGGTATTCACACGTGCGTGTTACTTGGTGGCCGTCTTTTGCCATTGTGAAGTAGCGTGAGAAGTACAGAATGCTGAAGGGGCGCCCATTCGCGTCTTTCTCTACCGCGCTTTTACATTCAACACCGATGTAGTAACGTGGTTCCGCAGAGAGGGACAACAAATCGATGTGTTGAGATGTGTACCCCGCTTGGCGAAGTCGATGTGCATACGCAGGGATGTCGTTCTCTTCGTAGTGGCTGTTGAGTAATTGAACCACTCGACGCTCTGTGTTACTTCCGGGCATTGTTAAAATGGTGGTTTAAAATTTACGATAGTATCTTTTAATTCGAGATAATCCTGTTCAACAAGCTCTTCGTGCTCTATTGGCATCAGTTCCGCGATAATATCAGGAACCTCATTAGCTACACGCGCTACTAAAACTTCAAATTGATATGCTACTATATTACAGACTGACATCTTTAGAACTGCCGTATAATCGGTTCTGCGGCGCGCATTGCTTTTTCTATCTCTTCTTCCCTTGCGCGCATGAGATTGTAGGCTTGCGCCTGTACCTTCGTAAACTCCGCCATGTTATCCCCTAGTTTCTCAATGACTGGCTGTAGGGCTTCAAGGACGTTGGCGATTCGTAGTATGGCATCCGCTTGAACTAGGTCCATCATCTCTCCTTTTCAAATTCCCACCAAGGAAAAACGTGTCCTTTCATCATTTCTTTGCGATGATACTGGCTACAATATGCTTCAAAATTCCTTGGATTATAAATTGAACACCCGTCCGGTTTGAAATTGTGGATGCCGCACTCTCCTTGCGTCCAAAACCTACACGGGCTCCCTTGTTTGAAAGCCCACGGCTTCCCTTCAGCCATCCGGACGTTCACCACATAAAGTTCTTTAAAAACGGTTATTGGAATCTCTAAATTATCGGCTATTCTGTGTATTTCTACATCACTTAGCATACATGGTGTCGAGTAGGCAGCGCAACAGAACCCCCCGCATTCCTGACACTCCGGATGTTCGGTCATCTTTCACTCCTGCTCAAACGTGGCGATTATTTCTTGCTCGTCGTGCCTTTCTGGGGATTTCCAATATTCATCAATCAACAATTTTATTATTTGCTCCCACGTGCTGATTTCCGCAGTGCGCTCATACTCCACATCGTTCTTAAGTATCCTTCGCGCCAACTTATCAATCTTTTTGTAGGTTTTCGTGTGGTAGTCTTGTACTTCCTTGAGCTCTTTCTCCGTCTCGGGGCTTATAAAGCTGGTTTCTATCATTTTCTTCTTAACCATGATTCCCTACAACTAGGATGCAGTGTGTAAGGCACCCCGTCACGCATACCCATATACACCGCCTCGCGGCTATTGAGCGGTTTGCCGCACTGCGAGCATACTTCAGTCATTTGCTGCCTCCTTGCGGCGTTTAACCTCGGCCTCTAGATTCCTGCTGCACGTACAACACCTTGGGTCGTGCATATCCCCTGTGCATTCGTTACAATCGAGTTTCGTCATCTATTTGCTACCTCCGCAGCCACAGTATTCACAACAGGCACAGCAGCAGCACGGTGCGGGTGGTGTCGGTGTAGGTGGATTTGGTGTAGGGCCTGGGGGTGTTGGCGTCACTGTGGGTGTTGGGCTAACCGTCGGGGTTGGTTTCGGTGAGGGGGTTGGTTGTGGTGGGGGCCTCGGCGAAGGTGTAACTGACGAACTTACCGAAGGCACAACCGATGGTGTAGGCGTAACACTATGTTGATTAATCGCCAGATACGCGCCAACAACACCAAGTGCGAGTAAGGCAAGGAGAAGCAACACTACGGCGCGTTTCCATTTACAGAGCACTATTCCACCCGCCTAAACCGCTTAAAGCACCAACCCAGACAGCATTCCGTCCACGTCAATTCCCTCCTGCGGCCTGTTAAGAAGTCAATCCACGCGGCCTTTGCGCGGTCACCTTCTCTCGCGAGGTTTTCCTTGTTCTGCCGCACGAGCGGGGGGTTGTGCAGCACGTTGCCCATTGTTTTTACGATTGCCTCTATGTCGTTAGGGTCTGTCATACACTGCGGCGATGCCCAAAACACTTCGCTGGATACGACGATGGGAATGTCTAAATTCACGGCGTCCCCCGTAACTAGGTTAAAAGTCTCACTGAACGACACCTGCATACTCATGTCGATGTAACTCTCTAGCAGGTGGATAAACTGATGATGTTTTAACCACGGGAGTTCAATAAGCTCATGCTTTGTGTTCCTGAATAACGCTCTAATGTTCTTCAGAATCCTATCCCCGCAGGCTTCGACGCGTCCTGTGTTGATGTAGAACTTTAACCTTTTACCGTGCGTTTCTGCAAAGCGGATAGCGGCGATTGCTTGCAACAACCCATTCTTTAGCGGACGTATCGCACCGAAACAACCAATGTGGATTTCTCCGCGATTTTGAGGCATTGATGTGGTGCGTCGTGTTACTGGATAGTAGTTTGGTAGATACGCAACGGGCTTACCTAACACCCTACCTAACTCTTTAGCGGTTTCGTATTTGTTTGCCGCGACGGTAACGCCGTATTTAAGGTACTCGAACATCCACTCGATAGCGATTCCTTCTGTTTCCATAAAGGGAAAATCACTGTGGTCGCGGACTACCCACTTAACACGGGGGTGTAGTTTCTTGAGGACTTCAAATTTGGATGGCACACACCAGAATGCCTCAATGATAACATTCGTGGGCCTGTAGTCGTGGACTTCTTTGTCGATGCTATTCGCGTCAACACAATCAACCATCTTGGCTTCGATGCCCATAGAGTTGAGCATGTCTACGATAAACCGGACTGAGTTGAATAGTCCGGACGAGAGGTAGCCGTACGAGCCTCTACGTTTCGTTAGGAATAAAACTTTCATTTCTTTTGACATTATTTTAACATCTCTTCTTTACCCATACCCAACATCCCACGGTTGCGGCTTAACCACCCCGCCTTTCATCTCTTGTAACTTCGCTTGGATAGCCAGCGCGGTTTCGAGTCGTTCTAAGTATTCAAAGTAATCGTTGTGCATCTTAACCACTTCAGGGTCGGTGTCGGGGACCCCCCTGCGTTGTAGAATGTTGAGTAACGTAGCAAGTCCGGATACCATGTTTTGACAACAGAGTATCATCAGGGCCGCTATGTCGCTTCCGTTGAGTATGAGTTCAACTTCTTTTAGTTCTGGAATTTCATCGGTCATTTGTCACCCCTTAACTCATTTATGATATCTTCAAGCACACCTAACTGAAGTTCTAAGTTAAAGCGTTCGGTATCGCTTAGCTGGTCTAAATCCCTGTATGTGGCTCGGAATCTTATCTCTCTGGTTTGATTTCTTTCATCATTGTATTTGATGATTTGAAACGTCATTTTTCACCTTCCGATAAAGTCAAGCACTTGTGAAAAGAAGTATGACTTAAATGAAATCGTATCGCGTTCGTCTGAATACGATGGGGTTTTTTCATACAGTGTATCTGCGGCGGCAATCTCTGCGTTAAGAAACTGTATTACCTGCTCGATTGTTTTGGTCATTTTTCACCCCTCACTTTTTGCTCGTTTTCAAGCTTTGTTATGCGCGTTTCAAGATTTACTAAGGCATCTACCACCATTTGTAGTGAAGCTATTGTAAATCCTTTTGGCAAATCGTCAGTCATTCTTCTTCCTCCCAACGCTCAGGGTGTAAGTCAATCTCGACGCTATTTTCTTCTTCATCATCCCCCAGCCAAATGCTAATCCGCTCATCTCCCGTGCGCATATACCGTTCTATCAGTTCGGCTTTTATTTCATCTAGCGTTGCGTCTTTAAGCTTGGTCATTAGCGTACCCTAGTTTTTGATAAATCAGATTAAACTCTTTATTATACCACAGCTCAATGCAATCAAGATGAACCTGTAACGCGCGGGCGTTGTGTCCTTCGACCTCGTCGTCTATGGCGATTAACACGACTTCCTTCTCGTCTTTCGTGCCGCAGATTGGGCACGGTTCGTCTGTGGTTGTGTTAAATTGTTTAAAGACCTTCATTTTTCACCCATGGCTAATGGTTCCTCACTCTCTTTGTCCGTGTGGTTGCGAGGTACATTCGTGCCTGCTTCCTGTCCGGTATCCAATCGCAAATCACCGCAGTATCGGTCATGCCCTGGAACCACCTACACGCTTGTCTGCATTTGTGTGTGGTGCGCCCTTTTCCGTTTAAAGGCTTCCATCTAGGGACTGGGCAGTCAACGTAATGACAGTTACCTATAACCGTCCATTCAAGAAGGTTCATTCGATTTTCTCCGTGAGGTATATACAGCGGCCCTTATCTCGTTCAACGTAGCTACTACACTCCGGCGATTTGCCGAAGAGCCAGAGGCAAGTGACTGGTGAGGGGCGGACGTCGTGATAGAGCCATGTGCAGTAGTATTGTTTCATTTCCGTTTGTTGTCCTCCACCCAGCTACGCAATTCAGGATTGCCGTTCTCCCCGCCTTCAAACGGCATCCAGTTAATTGTTTGACAATTTGCGAAGGGACATAACACATACGGGTTTCCTTCTTTGTTGAATACTACATGACCCTTCGTGATTAGTGGCTTTTTACACCTGCGGCACTTAATTGTTGTACTCATCTAGTGACTACTCCGCTAGCTTTCGCAAGCGGCTTCTATGGTTTTGACACCAACAGACGTTAGCCCGCGTCTGAGTATGTTGATTGCGGCATTTTCGTCACGGTCTGCGACGTATCCGCAGTCACACGAATGTTTGCGGTCTTTTAGTTCCTTCTTGACTATCTGACCACATCTCGAACATTCCTGAGTTGTATTGTTAGGGTTCACCAACACCACAATAGAACCAGCTTCCTCCGCTTTGTTCTGTGTTGCGTTGATGAATTGTGTCCACGCTGCATCACCTATTGACTTGGCGAGATACCTATTCTGAACCATCCCTTTTACGTTCAGGTCTTCAAAGGCAACGATACCGAATCGGTTAACGATTGCGCGGCTTAGTTGATGCACGAAGTCGTTACGTCTACTTCCTATCCGTTCGTGTATTCTCGACACGACCTTACGGGCTTTCGCTCTTTTAGGTGTTCCCTTCTCTTGCGCCGATAGTTTACGCTGTGCTTTCGCTAATGCTTTCTCGTCGTGTCTAAAGAATCGAGGGTTCTCTACCTTCTCACCGTTTGATAGGGTGGCAAATGATGTTAGTCCTACGTCGATACCCACAACCGCGCCGTCTTTGAACGGTTGTGTCTTTGGTTCATATTCCGTCGTGAAACACGCAAACCATTTTCCTGATGAACGGCGATTGATGTTTAGCCGTTTGACTGTGCCTTCTATTGCTCTGTGAAGTTTGATTTTAACGTCACCTATCTTTGAGAGTTTCAACGTCGTTTCTTTTAACGAGAATCCCAACTGTGGGTAGGTGAACGAATCGTAACGCCCTTTACCTTTGAAACGTGGGTAGCCAACTTCTTTTTCTCCGGCTTTTACCCTTCTAAAGAACGCTTTGAATGCTAAATCGACACGCTGTTGGGTTTCCTGCAACACTTGAGAATGAACCGTTTTCAGCTCAAGATGTTGCGCTTTCCACGACGGCAACAAGTTATGCGTGTCATAGTTAGAAATGGATTTTTGTTCTTGTTCCCACGCGTCTTTACGTATCGCTAACGTTTGATTGTAGACAAACCGACACAGTTCTAGCGTCTGATTCATTATCGTTTCCTGTGCTTTTGTCGGATAGAGTCGATAGCGATACACTTTATGCATTGTTTATCTATTGGTGTTTATGGCATAAGTATGTTGTGTGTTTGTCCGCTATCATCTCCCAGCTATCGCAGGGAGTCTTCCCGCTCTAATTGATAAGAACGCGACAACAAAGACCACAAAGAGGATGAGTAAGCCCATCTTTTGCTCGTGTTCGTTCGGGGGTGCTATGTCGTTCCATTCATCGGTCATTACTTCACCTTGTCTAAGTCCTTATAGCCGTTTAGCGTAAGTACCATGTCGAGTTCGCACCAATTACATAAGAGTACCCCACTGATGTAAACAGCATGTCCGGTTACTTCTTTACTGCAGCGTGAGCAGAGGCCAAATGATAGGGGGTTTGCAGTTCGGTCAGTCATTTCCACCTCTCTTTTCTTCTTTCAATTCTTTTAAATCGAAATCGTGAATAAATTTTACATATTTAAGTATTGTATCTATCTTATCTTCAATCCGGTTTAATTGTTCTAAATTAGTCATTTTACAAACCCCCTCACTTAAAACATATTGCTAAGACTACTAACATCAACATAATTTGAATCCCAAATAATTGAATTTTTATTGTTTCTACATCAGTTGGAGCTCTCATCTTACCCCCCCATGCGACATTTCATCTCGACAGCTTGCCATCGCAGCACTCGCACTCCTACCCGATGTTGTGGTATTTGTTCACATAACTTACACCACATTTTTCTTCACCTTCGTGCTCTTATCCTTGAGTAGAGTGTTCGCTCGCAACTAACGCACAATAGTCTACGCATCGGTCAACAATTTGATACACCGTAGTCTCATGACGTTCGGCCCACGCTTTGAGAATGGCATACGCTCGGTCGCTAATCTCTATATGTTGCATTTTTCACCTCTCTTTTTCTTCTTCCTACCATATACGGTCGTTCTTCTAACCATAAAGCAACAACCCACATACCGACCATAGAAAGTATAATTGCCGCTAGAATAATTGCTACTTCAGGAGTCATTTTTCACCCATGGCTAATTTCTTCACCAACCTTCACTCGCGTTTTGTGTGCGAGGCTATGAACTTCATTGCTTCTGCTTCGGTTGTTTCTTCATAAGGATTATCCCCCCCAATACCCGAAGCCGCAATCACACCAGAGCTGGCTTCCCACTCTTTGCTTTTAGGGTTCCACCGCTCAGGTTTTGTTCCGTCGCGCATGCGGTGTACTGAAATGGGCTTCATATAGTTAGGTGATTCTTTACGGTATGAGCTAATAAAGAAGAAGTATCTAGTTTTAGTCATGCTGTTTCACTCCTGGACATACGCTCTGCTTCCCCTGCTTACGTTTATAAGCCGAGTTATTATCTCGTCGAATGTTTCTCCTTTCTCCCCTAGTTTCCTGAGCTTTTCGTGCGTCTCGTCCCTTACTACAATGGTTTTCATACTCGTTCACCTGCGGAGTGGGTTTGGTGTGTGAACTTCCGCTTGACCCGCTGCTGTCAATTCCCGTAGTCTCTGTTCGTGCTCTCTGTTTGCCGCTGAAATCCGTCGGGCTACTTCTTTTTCCTTCTGTTGGCGCTCGCGTATCGCCTCTCGGCGTGCGAGGTCTTCGGGGTGTTCAACCTCAGCTACTGGCTCTACTAACGGTTTTTCTGAACCCCCAACTTCGAAGTGCACTGCGTAGTTGACGTCGTAGTAGTCGGTCATTGGGTCGCTGTTGTCCCAGTTGTCTTTGTTGATAATCTCTTGCGCACGGTTGAGGAGGGTCTTTCCTTCCTCAGTGAAGGTTTTGTAGTTCACAACGTTTCCGTGAACTTGGGTCCACTTTCGCTCTGCCATTATGATTACATTGTCGCGCTCGTTGGTTTGCCACTGCTCTTCTCCGTGAACTGCGTCTTCCCTGATTTCTTCGGGAGTTCGGAACACACGGACGTCTGCCTGCGAGAGTTCAATGTTTAGGCTTTGTCCCATCGAGTAGTACTCTGTCCTCACTGACCACTTGCATCCAGGAAACTCAGCCTTGAGTTGTTCGCGAACTTCCTTGGCGATTCTCTTAAGAGGCTTGTGCTTAGGGTTGGGGTCTGACAGTTCTTTTGCTTCCCTCTCTTTGCGCTCAATCTTCTGCGCGGCTTTAAATTCATTGTACGCACGCGCGTTTTCTAGTTGTTTTTCTATGTATGCCGCCCTGTTTTCGCTTGTTGGAAATACGTAGTTTGCGAAAGGCTTTACCGCTCGTGGGCGGAAGAGCATCAGTTGGCAGGGATGATGAGTATTGGGCATATCCTTTTTCCAGATTTTTACCCCTGTTGCTTCGTCAACAATCGCAGCATTTCGCTCCGTTTCGAAAAGGTCAATAACCCGCATTTTTCTTTCACTCCTAGGGTTCTACACTTCATAACCCCAATACCCTATACGCAACTATACTATTTATATCTATTGTATCGTTTGTATTGGGTATATCCTCTCATCTTCTTAGGGTTGGGAGTTCATCATAATTGGCCGGGGGTGTAAAGTCCTTCCATTTATCATCCATCTCTTGCTCCATTCTCTCTCTTTCGTCAAGGTCAGGTTCGACTCTAGCATTCTCGTAAATAAGATGAGTCTCCTCTTTGATTTTAAGCGATTCATCTGTGTGATACTGTAACTCAACAGCGTTACCTTCCTTATCCGTCCAAACGGTGTTGTAACCCTGGTACCCACCTGCTTGATTATCACCAAAATAATTTCTCATCTTAAGTGGCTCGTATCCTTCGGATTCAAGCGTTTTTTGGGATTCCAATACATTATCGACAAAATTTTCAGGGTCATAAATAATCGTGTAACGTAATGAATCTGTAACGCTCTCTGCTGCCTCTTTGGCTGTAAGGTCCGGTTCTTCAGCCATATAACCTGCAATCTTTCGAGCGGTGCTATCTTCCGACTTGAGTGCAAAGTCGAGACCTTCAAGATTCCCATCTGTTGAAGCCGCTATATCCGTCATCATAGCGGTTGTTTCGCTTTCCCGTTCCGCAGCGTTATTATATAGTGCCTCAGCTTCGGCGCTGACGTCTTCCCCTTCCGCTGGTACACCTTCTTCGCCTTCGCCTTCAGGCACCTCTTCACCAGGCGCAGCTTCAGTCGGATAATTATATTCCATGATGCACATACAATTGATGACGTTACCCTCTGAACCGTCCGGGTCGCCAGGATACATTAAGTCCTCACCATCAACGTCAAACGGTTCATCTATCGGCACTTCCTGCCCATCCGCTTCCTCATGTGCTGGGCGTGGGTTGTCGCTGGTGGTGCTCCAGACCTTCGTCGCCCCGTCAGGCATAATGTCCTGCGCAGTATCCATAGAAGCAAAATTATAAGCGCCTGCGGTTTCGGTACGGGCGATAGTCCCCGCACGACCTATACTCATGTTATCAAAGCTATCAGACAAATCAGCAGCCATCTCTGTCGTACTCTTCCCTTCAGACTCACCGCTTCTCAGCGTGTTAGCTAACCACTGCTGGTCGGTATCAGTTATTCCATCAATCTTTGCGCCTGCGTTGTCTTTCATCCATTGGTCCGCAGAGTCTTCCCAATCCTTCTTAACCGCGTTAGGAGCCAACCATTCTTTCGTGTTGCCTTCTGCCTCTTGCGCGGCGTTCTGCCAAATTTGCTTGAGCGTCGCCTTCCAGAGTGGCGTAATAGAGTCCTTAAAAAACTGCTTCGTGTGGTCGGGGAGCTCATCGAGTGGAATACCTGAGACTACAAATTCTAATATTCTGGGTCGTTGCTTACGATAACACCGTAATACTAATTTGTGGGCGTGCTGCTCTAGCAACTTCATAGCCTGCAAATGGCGTTTCACATAGACTGCACGCAACTGTTTATTCATTTCAACCCGCCTAAAAGTAACTTTCCAATATGTTCGGTGTATGCTGGGGGGATGGCCTGTGTGAGGTCATATTTGTTTTTCGTAAGCGTTGGGTGTTTGTTCATCCAAGCAATACCCATAGCATCGCACCAGTCGAGATACCGCGCAGAACCGTTGCCTCCGTGTCCTACCACGGTGCAATATCGGGTATTCACTCTTTCAGCATATTCTTTATTTAATTTCTTACGCAGTTCCTTATCTCCACCTGCGGAATAATTTCCAATAGGACTGCAATTAATGACTACGGCATAGTCGCCGTTCCTGACTGAACCGTTGTGCCTACATCCACACGGCGGATAAATCCATTGTTCTGCGCTTATCTCGAATAATCTGTGCCTAATTACTCGTAGATTAAACATTGTGCCGCATAGTTTCAATGGTTTTATAAGTTTCGCGCCAACTACGTTTTCGATGATATACGGCTTGTTTGTTTCCGTCAGCATATCGCGTGTTGGTTCCAACAGATCAGGATATTTCTTTCCTTTGTTTCTCCATGATAAAGATGCAAACGAATATGCCTGACACGGCGGACTAGCGTGGATAACGTCAAACTGCTGCAGAAAATCTGGTTCCAGATCAAAAACGTCTGATTGAATAAATTCAAACGGATAATTCGGTTGTTCTTTTAGATCAACGCCTACCACATCAAACCCTGCGCGATTGTAGCCCATAGCGGCCCCGCCCGCACCACAATACAAGTCGAGAAGCTTCATTCTTAATTATACCCTACAACACGTAAATTGTAAATACCAAACATGATAGCCCCAGACCCATAAGAATACCAGGGCACCACACATCACTAAATCACTTATTTTTCGTTTCACAAGTCACTTCCTTACGCGCTTCTTCCCGTTTTTTACGTCGTTCGTCCATCAGTTTAAACAGATTTGGGGGCCGACCTCGCGGCTTTTTCATTTCTTCTTGTCCCAAAACGTACATATTTTGGGATAAAGCACTGTGTCATCAAGCAGGTGAAACCCCCGGGCAGAGCAGTAGTATCCAGTACCTGATGTGCCTGCGTGTTGGCAACTCGCACAGGGTTCTAAAATCATTTTATAACCTTAGCCACTGCAACCCAGCCGGACCACACCGTGCCATTCCACGTCTTACGGTAAAGTGCCTTGTCAACTCCTACCGCTTCGAGAGTTACGTTGGTGCCGTCGAAGTACGCTGCTGGTCCAGTTCCCGCGAGAACCTGCCCACCGAGGTTGAACCACGTACTCCACGCGGTGCCGTTCCACGATTTCATATACACTCCATCGGGCGAACCGCGAACGTAGACATCCATACCAGTCCCACGGGTTATTGCCGATGGTGCTGAAGTGAGATTGCCACCTAGCGACGTCCATGTTTTGCCGTCGTCAGGACTGTGCCATAATGCGTTGTCTGAACCTTTTACAAATATATCCATTCCTAAACCTCCTGGTGTTGATGCGAAGTTGATTGTTGTCGGGGGTGGCGTTACGCCTCCAGCACGTTTCAGTATCGGCGTCATATTTGGTGGATACATTTTCATGAGGTCGGTAAATAAGCTAGGCATCGAAAAGCCCCCCTGGTTATACCACCATTGGAACCCGCAACATGGTGCTTTCTGACTTGCCATCGCGTCGACCATTTCTGCGTAGGTGCTCGCGTCAGCGCCGTAATCAGTTTGTGCCCACGTTCCGATACAGAGCCCCTGTTCAAATGTTCCGTGGTCTTTGTTAACCCCTGCTTCCGTGCCTATTTCACTCGCGCTAATCATGCTGCTTGAGGTGTAGGTCTCAAGCCACACGTTTAGCGTGCCGGGTTTTATCGTGCAGTTCGGTGTGTATTGGTTACCGGCAAATATGTCATTGTTCCCCGTGGGGCCTCCTGTGCCTTGGCCGCCATAAGTTCCTGCGACCATCTTACCTGGTGAAGCACTCATCATCGTGCACATCTCAGCTCCAGATTCTGATTCGCCGATTACCCATTGTACTCCGGAACTGGCGAGTTGTTGATAGTAACTGAGGGACCAATTCGTTGAGGTGCCGTCATTGGAGTTGTTGACCCCGCACGTAACGCCGTTCGCCTGGCAGTCTGCAATGAAGGATTGGTTGGGGTAGCCCCCGTCGGAGATTACTAAGAGGAAATCTATTATTCCCTGTGCTTTTAACGGCGCTACAGCTTGGACCGTTGACGCTGGTAGCGGTGTTGTCGATGTTCGTTTTAATTTATAGGGTGTTGGGTTGGAGTCGCTTGAAGCAGCGAGGCCGTAAACCATCTGTTGTGTCATTTTAACTCTCCTTATCTATTAGCCCACCGTTTGAACTCGGTGCGCATATCCTTTATTTCATTAGCTAGGTATTCTAATAATTGGATTTTGGTGAGCTCCAGCCCGAACCTTGCAACCTCGGCTTCTATCTGGACATCGAGACTGAAAACCATAAGGTCTTCGGGCTTTGCTTCCTTTTTCCGTGATGCTTCCTGAATCGCATGCATCCGGTCAACGAAGTCGGCCAGTAACAACATGGGGTCTTCGGTTGGCTTGATTATCATTTGATTGGGTCGCCTCCCATCATTTCTCGTTGCTTGTTGACCAATGATTTAGACCGTTCTACCCCATCGGCACAAATGATTGTAGGCTCAATTATTAAGGATGTGAACTTGGTGTGCGCTCTCTTGGGCACAACCCCGCCTTTCGCGGCGTGCTTGAGTATCCCGTCCTGGAAGAATCTATCATTAGGTAAGCTATACTTTCTCCCGTAAATCACGCGCTTGATTATCATAACAACTTACACGGCCTTTCCCGCGCGACCTGTGAGCGCATCGCGAAGTCCGCTGCACGCTCAGGCCAATCGTATTCGTGGGCACACGGGCGGGCCCTACCTTCTGCTATTTCCTTATTGATGTCGACGGGCCACGCGCATTGGCCAACTATATCCGTGAAATCGCAACTAATGCAGTGCGTGAACCGTTGTCCAATCGGGCACACAAAGCCCTCGTCTGATAGGTAGCTGTGTGCTACGGTGGGTTTGGCGTTGGCAGTGTCTTCAGCGGTCATTATGTTTCCCCTCAATCGCTAAGTCAAAGATTATCTTAACGAGTTCTGATGATATTTCCACATAACAAATCCCGTCTTCTAATACCCCGCCGTTTCGTAAAACTTCGAGACTTAAATCGCTAATATTCCGGCCAGTATAATCGTAAAAATGGTCTTTAGGTACTCCATCTTCAGGGTCGAATATCCCCGCTAAGATTGCGGCCTCATCCTCTAGATGCCCTTTAGCGATTTTATTCAACTCATTTAACCGGAGATATACTGATTCAGAGTAAAGCATTTCTCAAACCTCAGCGGTCATAGGGGTTAAACGGATACGTAACCTTGCATTGTGCTTTCTTCAATGCTTTGACTTCACTTTTAAGCTCAGTAATCTGCATTCCCTGTGTTATGTCTACTTCCATCAATAATCGTATGAATCCTTCCACTTCTTTAGCTTTCATTATAACATCTCCTTTACGCGGCGTTCCGCGATTTTACAGTATTCAGCTTCTTTTTCTATGCAGATGTAGTGGCGATTTGAACGTTTACAAGCGACGGCGGTTGTTCCTGACCCACAAGTCGGGTCAAGAACGGTGTCGCCTTCGTTGGTGTAGGTTCGTATGAGATATTCGAAAAGAGCGACGGGTTTTTGGGTTGGGTGCTGACCTACCTGCCGTTCTGTGCTATTGTTTACAAGGGCATTAATACGGATAACCGATGTCGGAAAACGTAACTCGGGAGATGATTCATTTACAGTCGAACGGGTGCCATAACATTCTTGTTTATTGTTGCCGCTTTTAAAGTTACGTTGGTGTGCTTTTCGTGCTTCTTTTGTCTTTTGTGGATTATATGTCGGTTGTTTCTGTGTGAACACCAATACGTTTTCGTGTGCGCGTAGTGGTGCACGTTGTGCGTTAAGGAACCCGGATACGCGGCGTTTATCCCACACCAAATCGTAACGGAAAGTATCTGAGTTTGAGCTGATTAGTGTAGTTGCGAATGGTTGTGCCGCCGTGAGGACCACTAACCCTTTACAGACCCTCCACCATTCTTTCCACAATTCACCAAGCGGTAGTGGGGTATCCCATTTACATGCAGTGACGCCATATGGTAAATCAGCGAGAATCATATCAACTGATTTATCCTCAATCGTCGGCATAACCTCAAGACAATCGCCGCAGATTATTTGGTCTAGCAATTAAACCTCATTTTTCTGCTTTAAACATATCCCACACATCACGCGTCGTTCTAATGCCGTCTATATAATATTCATCTTCGCCTTCGTTAACTATGTGGTGCAGTGTTATACATGGGAATGCGCGTATCGTTTCTACAGTCATATTTCAAACCTCATCGCTTATCCAAGAACACCTTAATGCCATCCTTCAGACAGCACCCCGTTCCTTTTTTCCACTCACAACGTCTGCGGTATGAATCAACCGTTGTATCCGCCATTATAATCTCATCAGTGTAGGGGGTTTTATGGGAGGTTATAAATGCAATCGTCGGCCCTACGCGCTCTAACCCATCACATAGCCGCTCAATGGCGAGTTGTTGGCCCCATGGTATGTCTGCACTCATGTATTTCGTTTCTCCGATGATAAAGAACCTGCCGCCGATGTCATAGAACATGTCTAGGTCTGTGGGGGTTTTTGTTCCCAACTCAAGACCCCTGAAGGAGATGAGCTGCTTCGCCGCTTCCTTGTTGCGCCATACGCTAGTTAAAGAAGACACGTCTGCTGTACCTCATTACCCCATGTAGCCCATCCTGGGTACTCTTTTCGTGCAAATAACTCTAAGTACCGCCCTTCCGGGTACATAGCCTCAATTATCTGGTGAACTATCGGGGGTTTTTCACTGTGCTTGGTGCGCTTCTGTCTGATTACTGAGCGCGGACGTGCTGATGGGGTAGGGACCGGCATAGACCCTTTCCGCCCTACTAACAATAGTTCGTGCTGTATTCTGAACCAGTGTCCCATGCCTAAGTTTTCCTTGTCCCATACTGCACACGAACGATAATTAAAGCCCCATGAATTCAGGACTTCTAATGCTTCCTGGAGTTTCGGCGCGGGCGTCCAAAGAAAGAGCACCGCGTTGTTAGCAATGGGAATCTCTAGTTCTTTTATATCGTTCAGTTCCATTGTGGGGTAGTGCTTTTCTATCTGGCGCTTTGGTGTGGTGGTGCCTGAGTCGTATCTCCACGGGGGGTCGGCGTAAATCACGTCGTAGGTCATGCCTTGCAGAACTCCAGTATTTCTAGCCATTCCACGTCGATGTCCTGCGCGGCTTTATACCTGCTTTTACCGCTGGCCGCATCGCGCAACGCCCTGGCGCACGACTTGCAGTATTTAGCGTGAGGGCGGCGTTGTCCTATTAGCTTGCCGCAGATTTCGCAGGATTTAAGGTTTGATTCCTTCATCGGTCAGTTTCCGTATGGCTTCGCGAAGGTCGCAATTTTCGTCTAAAAGCCGGTAAACCTTTTCTTCAAACACCCGTAGTTTTGCTTTAGCTTCCGCAGAGGTGCTCGATGCTTTAATTGCCGTTATTTCGACCTTGGCTATGTGTTCGTAAATTCTTTCAATTTGTTCTTCTATGGTCATCATGGCGGTCACCTCCTTTAGCGCGGATAACAACGTCGTTCCATGCCTTTTTTCGAGGGTTCTTTTTTCGTGACGATTAGCCCCTCTTTTTCTAATGAGCTAACCCTATACAATATTTGATAATAGTTAGGGCCGACCTCTTCCGACGGGTCATCTTTATTAAAATATCTGATGCTGCGTGTGAGTTCCACAACGCAGATTCCGGGATAGCTTTCGATTCGTCGCATGAGTAACACGTCGAGGTCGTCTGTGCCTTCATCAGAGGGGTGGAAACTCATTGTTGATGGTGAACGCTGCCTCATGATAGCCATTTATTTATCCCCTCACTACCTTTAACACGTCAAGCTTAAATTGCACGCAGCCTTTTTCCGGATGTGTTTCTGCTGGTTCGCAGTGTTCTTTGTGAGTGCATTGGTCGCAGGTCTTCATTGTTTATCAGCTCTGTCTTCGAATTCTTCTTCGCGCAGTTCTAATTCATTCAGGCGCTCTTCTATCTCTTGGACCCTCACGCAGAGGACGTGCCACGCGCAGTCATTATCGCATGCCCTTTTGCCTTCTATCATGTCGTGCAGGTAGCAGAATGTCATTTATCAACCCCGTAGTCCACGTTCTCGAAGTCATAAAAGCCCAACTCACGCGCTTTAATAAGATGCTTGATGAGTGACCCGCATTTTTTCCTACATGCGCCAAGTTGTTCTTCTGGTGTTTGTTCGTCAGTCATTTTTCACACCAACGTCAACTGCTTAACCGCATTGCGCTTATCAAACTCGTCTTGCATTTCCGTCAGCGTTATCATCGGTTTAAACCCGTGTGGACTATCCGATTCATACTTCAATAACTGACCCCATAACTCAGGGTAATGCGTGTACAGATTGTATAATGAGTCTTTTCGTTGGTAAACACACAACCAACAACCAATTCTTTTAAATCTGTCATAAAGCGGGTTCAGCATGTCCCGTTCTTCTAAATACTTGATGCATTCTGCTTCTGTCCATTTCCATGTGATTAAAGGGAATTTATAATATTTTGATACTTGAAGTGCGAGTGTATTGCAGTGGTCGGCAAACGGCGCACAGCCGACGCACTCAACTTCTTCTGAGTACATCTTCCTATTGGTGCGGTGGCGTTCGTCGTAAGCGATTCCTATCATGTGACAGTCATCATCCCCGGGTTTGGGAAACGCTTTAAACTCGCGGCGTATCCAGCAATTTCGTGGAAATGCTGCGTATGGGAAGCCTAAGACGGTTCCTTTTAATTGTCCTCTTTCACGGACCCGATAGAACCGCTCATCGAATGGTGTTGATGATGTGACGCGTCGTTCGATTTTTATGCCGTAGTCTGCGATGTATGCGTCTAGCTTATCGAGATAAGTGTAAAGTTCCGGGAACTCAAGCGTGGTGTCCAGGAAGAGTGCTGAGTCGACCGGGTCGCCGTTCTCAAGGGCGTGGAGAAGCATAGCGGTTGAATCCTTGCCGCCAGATACGAGATAGATATTATTACTCATTGCTTATTTTTCTCCAGTTCCCGTTTCCATTTAGCTTTAAAAGCGCTGAATATGTCCAAAAATTCGCCGAACTTCTCCGGGACGTCGTAATTATGTAAGTGAAATTCCTCTGCTATAGTTTGGTGCTCAACGTCAATATGTAACAGAAATGAAATGTCTGGAATTTTGCCGTAAGTTTCATTATAACAGGCAGCGTACGCCGCGAGTTGCCATTGGCTCTCTTCAGTCAGCGTCGAACCCGTTTTAAAATCTACTAAAATAATTTGTTCACCGTGTCTTTTTGTGTTTTGTTTGGCTACTAAATCACACGCGCCTGCATAGCCGTGTTTTTTACTTACAAGATAGGCTTCGACGAGTAAGGGGGATAATTCGTTTTCTTTAATCCACTTCTCTATCTGAAACATAATTGCGCTTATTTTATGGTCTGCCTTCCGCTCTTCAGAGATGTCTTGGTTGTTAAAGCGTTTTTCGATGATGTGGTGGATTTTTGTACCTATTGCGCCTTTCTCATCTCGGTAGTTATCCGCTGCTTTCTTGGCGTTTTTAATTATTTTTTCAATGTTGAGTTCGCATGTGCCTTCGATGGAACAGATAAGTTGACTTTTTATTTCTCCTTCCATCATTTTGAGTTGCCAAGGGGTAAGGAACGGTTTAGCTAACACATTTAAGATACTTGTCACTGAAGGATATTCTCGACCCTCGCCATCGACGTAACACCTGCCATAAGCGCGGTATTTTTGCTTAAGCATCATTTTCTCCTGATTCTGCGACACAACGTTGGCAGTGTTGACTTATGCCCTTCCTCGCGTGCACCGCGCTAAATCCCTTCACACACACATACCCTTTATTGCGCGAACGCTCATCACCACACACAATCACCGGCTTTTTCGACTTCTTAGGACTCATCAGCCACCTTTCTCCTATTGTGCCACCAGAAACGCTGGTATGCGGCGTGGTCTTGATATAACGCTTGGGGAATACAGTTTGTACAAAATCGTTTATTTTGCCACCCGTTTACTCTTACTACATAGCGGCCCTTTTTTTGAGCGGTTACGATGGTGAAAGGCTGATTGCATAAGCGACAGATGCGTGTGATTGTTTTTTCTCTCATGTTTTAGCCTTCAAACACCACGTTGTATCGATTAATCAACCAATTAACACACTTTTTTGTCGTGTTCATTAGTTCAACCGTATATGGAGAGATTAACGATATAACCTGAAAAGGGACTATATACGTATCTTCAAATCGCACATCTACTTGGTCACCAATCATACAATTGTATACGGCTTCGATTGAGTTGATGTATAGGCGCACGGATGTTCGCGAGAAACGAAAGTCCAGAATATCGATGCTGCTGCACGCGGTTGGTTTTTCTAATGGCGTATTACATATTAGGGTCATGTTTTAAACCGTTAAAAATGGTTTCCACTTCGGCCTCGTATCAATCCGCTTTCTCCAAATCTCTGCGTCCCTGACGACGTGTTCGTTATGCGATTTAAATGACATCAGATGGCCGAACATAAGGTGATGGTTCGCCCCAGTAGTGCAGAGCGTTATGAGATTAGTAGGCTCTAACTCCAACGCTGGATAGAGATAATAAGGATAGATATGATGCGCGGTTAATCGCTTCCGGGCGCCACATACGGCACATTCGGGATGTTGTTTAATAAAGAGTCTTCGGACTTTAGGCCAATCGTCGCTGCGTTTGAACGTGGATAAGAAGAGCTCGTCTTTCTTCATCTAGTCACAACTTATATCATTATCGTAGCACACCAAAGAAGGGTCGCTGCCGTCTGGTAGTCGCTCACCCTCATCATCCCTACATACAAAAATCTTCTCGATTGTTTGCTCTATGTAATATTTTCCTGCACTGTACGGGTGTACTGCTACTGCTTGCGGAGCCATCATCATGTAGCCAATTCTCCCTTTATACCGCGCGTTTAATGTATCCCAGTCTGGTTCGTCATAATACTCTCTTTGATACACGAGCCTATACAGCTCGTCTTTTCTAAACCTAGCCTGGCTGACTTCTTCTTCTGTTTCAGTCATTTTTACCTAAAGGAGGTTTTGTTAGCCATGTCTCATTTTTAGTTAGTGCCGGGGACGGGGGGACTCGAACCCCCAATAGTTACGCCCACAGCCGGCCTGCGCTGCACCACGCGTCGCCCCCATAGCCTAATCCTTCATCTACTTTCTGAAACACAGCAATAAAAGAAAAGACGCCGCTATAGAGCCCTTATAGGAGGTCTAACTACCGCTTGCAGTTCCTTTATCTGCCGCTGCTGCTCGTTAACGATTTGCTTGAGTTCTATTACGGTATGATACATCTCCGTGGCCAGCTTGCCGTGTGTAGCCATACGGGCCTCGAAGTCGCGCAGCCACGCGTCTGATTGTTCCATGTGTTCGTCGATGCGTGTGTGTGCGTTATTCACGTCGTCGAGTATGTTCTCTTTCCATAACGCTTCAATCGGACTTGTGTTAGTCCCGGGCCCTACCCCCCCTTGCATTGTTTTACCCCCTCACAGTACTCAAACAACTTACTAAGTGTTCGTTATGTTACTTAACCCTTCTTCAACGTCTGCGATTGTAAAAATTCCTCTGGTGTTTTTGTACCCTTCTTTAAATTACAAGAGGCACATGAGATTACTATATTTTCTATGGTGTTTGAACCACCGCGTGATACTGGGATTTTATGGTCTACATGAATCACATTGTCAAACGATGAATAAAGCAGTTCACCGCAGTAAAAACAAAAACCTTCTTGTTGTTCGAACTGCCCATATAATTCATCAATCGTATAATCACCTTTCCCATTAAGCCTAGCACGGCGCCTGTGTTGTGATAGTCTACAATTCTCTGGATGCTCTTTCTGCCACTTTCTCACTCGTTTGAACTCTTTTTCAGTGTGCGCTTTATAATATTTGCGGTCTGATTCGCGCTTTCTTATGTATGCCGTACAGTCTTGACAATACTTACGATTACTCCACCCTAGCACAGACGTATTAATAATTACAGATTCGCCACATCGCTCACACGTCTTCTTAAATGATAAGCCAGTCATCTTTATTTTCCGGTAAGGACTGGCATATTCGCAGGGGTTTTTACCTTTGGTTTTACTCCTGTCACCAGTTCAGTCATCGCTAGGGGTATTGCGCATATCGTCAACAGTATTAACGCGACAACACTCTGCGAATACACTTTAGTTCGCGTGAACATCTTTTACCTCCTCTACTACTTTAATCGCTTCCAGAAGCTTACACATCTTCAATCCGCACGAGTCACAGACTTCTGTTCCTATATCTACCAGCATCGGGCAGTGTTCTGGGTCGAATTCACCCTGAATTGTCATGGTCTACGCCCCGAGCTTCAACAACCGACAGAGCACATTAAGAATGTGTGTGAACATCCTTCCTACGCCGCCACAATCCGGATTAATACCTCAGGGGCATTATAGTGTGCGAAAATTGCGTATGCTAGGGGGATTATAAAGCTAATTCCCACGGTGAATACTGCAAGGACCAGCGCCACAATGAGCGACACAATCCAACCAGCCGCGGAGCCCCATGACTTCTTCTTCATAAGGATGCTATTTTCCCCTTCCTCTTTGACAGTGTACCCCTGCGTTATGAAATCATCACGCAGTGCGTCCATGTCGTCATAATCTCGTGCGTTTCTAAATCTCGGACTTGACATTTTTTTCACCTTCGTAGTCTTCGACCGCGCGGATGACGTCAACAACGACTTCACCTATCGACGTGCGGAGTGTTCTGGCCTGTTCAGCCAACCATTCGTGTGCCTCGAGGGGCACTACTATGCTTTTCTTGTCGTTCATTCGTGTATCACCTCATTTTCTTACTGATAATATGAATTGCCTCGCCAACGAGTATGCAAATGGCGACAGGCAGTGTAAGTATAACTGCTACGATTAGGCAGCACGTGTCGTTAAAGTTCATTTTCTACCTTTCTTCTCTACGTAAACACCCGGCGTATCAGGGAGGCCGACTACTTTCCGCGCGTAGCAGGAGGGGCACACATAACTATCAGGATTCGCGACCGTGAACTCCGCCATGCAGTTGGGGCATTTGATTTTGTGTCGTCTCCGGGTTGGCTTAATGGTAGTCATTTCTTCGCCTTCTTCCGCGCTCCAACTGTGTTATGCGCTCATTTTGCTGCTCTAAAATTTGAAACAATACAAAAACTTCCCGCGTGAGTAATGTAGTCTCCGGCACGTCGCCCCGTTCCCACGCGTCATACGTTGCGCGTAATACCTTAGCTTCTGGATGTTCGGTTATTTCGCGCATCCTATCAAGCATCGCTTTTGCTATTTCAGTCATTTCTTCGCCTTCTTCCGCAGTTTCTTCTCTGCCTTTCGTTTCTTTTCAGCGCTGCGTTGAATTACCTCTATCGAGAATTGTACGACGTCCATGGCAGGAATCATAACATAGTTACCTGCTTTGAACCATTGTTCATCGATTCTTTTGAGGTTTAATACCATCTTTCACCTTAAGAAGTGTAACAAGGACCGCCAACCCGTTCGGCAGGAGTCACTCTTCCGAACAGACGCCAGGGCTTTCTCTCCTGATATACCTTTCAAGCCTAACTTTTTGTTCCTAGATTGGCGGTCCTCGATTACTTTGTCGCATTCGGTAGTCGCTTCGTAGTCGCATAGTAAGCATGAATAGAAAAGGGAGCGGCACGGTGTTACGAATGCAGCATTTGGAGGTGAATCGATATGGCCAGAAATTCCGTTCATCGTGTTACTCCCTTTTTTTGTTGTTAGCCATGGGTGAATTCTAGAGGTGCCGTTATACCCATGACTAACCTAGTTAAGGGCTACGACTCGATGGTATATAAGACTACCGAAGTAAATTTTTAGAGGTCTCAGCCATCCGCTCGTCCATCAAACCCCAAATACTAATCAGCACGTCACTCACTTGAAATATCGCGCAGATGTGGCAATCGTGACCGCCCGGGTCCTGTCCTGTTCGCTCAAGGAACTCACACGGCTTCTCATCGGAATACATGCACTCTTTAGTCATTTTTCTGTGCCCCTTTAGCCGGTCGACCTACTACCTTCTTCCCCGACCCGTTCTCCACCGAATCAATCAACTCCAACAGCAATTCAATAATAACAAGCTCACCGCGATTATACCGGCCCGTTCCGCGTTGTTTGTCTACGTCGTCCATAATCATCTTAGCTCGAGCTAAACTCATTTTGTTACCTCTTCTAAATCAAGAACGGCATTTTCTTCAAACTTAAACTCGTATTTCTTGCAGTCAATTTCTCTAACGAATATTGGGAAATCGAGTAACAAGCGAGGGTCTGTAGCTCGGAAGTCACCCCAATCAGTGTAATAATGTGGTTCTCTCGTCGCCTCTCGACACCACACAAAAGCCCAATCATCGGTGCGGCGTATCTCTTTACAGAATTTACACGTATCACAAAGCATGTCTCAAATCTCCTTATCTATTCGCTCTATGTCCTCTCGGTTGAGCGTCATCCATCCACTCATCCACCAATTAGCCGGGGTGCTCACGGATGCTGGCCTGTAACTTTCGTGTACGTGGTGAAGCAGCACCGCGAGTGGTATCCCTTTACTTTTGCATAACTTAATGAACATCTGCTGAAGAGCATACCTTTCTTCATATTCTGAATCATCGTCGAGCATTTCCTGACACACATAATAAACATCAGCAAGCGTTTCTAATCTAGAGTCGATAGTCATTTTTCACCCTTCACCGTGAAACTTAAAGGGGGTAATTCTTCTTTTCGCCACGCTCGTCGTGCCCTATAAACGCTTTTCCGTTGATTAGCGTGAGTCAATATCCCCTGTTTCACTCTTTTTTACCTCATTTTTCTTCTTCTTTAGAATGGTGGTTTAAAGTTCACGATAGTATCTTTTAAATCAATATAATCCTGTTCAACATACTCTTCGTGTTCTCTTGGCATTAATTCCGCAATAATATCTGGAACCTCGTTGGCTACCCGTGCTACTAAAACCTCAAACTGATACGCGACAATATTACAAACTGACATTTTCTTCTCCTTACTGATACGAACGCATCTGCCATCATACAGTTAGTCATTTTTCATCCCGCTTTTCAATAATACAAAAACTACCCCATGGCTAACAACTAGGCCATGGGTTTGAACTGCACAACATACACAGTCTCTTCTTCATCTATACACCTTTTGTTTCCATGCCGTACTTTTCCTATGTTCCTTGCTGTGGTGATTTGCACATAGTGGCATAATCCAATTATCTGGGAACCCCTCCGCTACAATGTCGGCCCATTTGTAAGGGTATTTCCTTCTGTTGACGTGGTGTAATTGAAGAACTTGCTTGTCGGTTTCCCCACAAATTATACAGCGTGGTTCACCCCCACAATAGTGCTCATAGATTTGCGCGACGTGATTCGCGATTCCAATATAAGATTTATGCTTCGGCTCTCCACGCTTACTTTGTAAGCTAATTTTTTTCTTTAGTTCTTCGTGTCTGTAATACTCATCCATCTCTTTGTAGAGTGGGTCCGCATATACCCCCTTAAACCGCTTAGGGATAACAACATCTGCTTGTATAACCTCCCTTTGTCTGTCAATCCATCGCATTATGCGGGTTCTCCTTCGTGTAAATACAAATCGTGTATCTGGTCGAGCGTAATCATTTTACGTTCTAAATCAACTACTACGTCATGCGACTGTCCTTTAACCTTCGTGTGCGCGGGGTTACAGCATTTGTTATTCCCGCAACGCATCGTAATCCGCTTCATATCAGGAACTTCCCCATACGCTAAATAATATAAAACTCGCCTGATTTGAACGTACCGACCATGTCCACCTACTATCAACTTTTTCCCCAAGTAGAGTTGACCTGTGTCTTCTGTGTCTTTGAGTGTCCAACACCTAGGATGGTAACAACCCTCAATGCGGGCCGCTATCACTTTGCGGATTCTGTTTCTAGTTCCTTTATCCGGTTTTATTGCGAATGTGTCTGCCATAATTTTGCCGATTGGTAATAGACTTGTATCTATATAATTATGTTGGTAAATATGTTAAATCTGTTAGTGGACTGAAAAAGAAAACGACTCTGCGTATATCAACAGTTGATACGTTGTGGGTATAAATAGCTGAACAGCACATGACCATTAAGGACATTTTTTTAGATTAATATAATAATATCAATCTACCCGACTTCTTTTGATTCGTACTGGTAACATATTAACATATTAACACATCCCACCCAACCTACAAGAACAGATAGACCGAGAGGCACAGGGTAGTGGAGTCAGCCGACAAACGAAGCTTGCTGAGATACTAGAATCGTATTTTGAAGAGACTCCTGAACGCTCAGCGTCCCTTCGGGCCGCCTCGCTTAAAGAGCAACTAGCTTCTTTAGAAGAACACTACGAAAAACTCGAAGCGGATTATGAGTGGTTGCGCGGTGAGTATGCATTCTTATCTACTAAACTCTTACCCGCAGCAGAGCGGACCATGACGCCCTGGTGGAGGCGGATATTCAAAAGAAAAAAGGCTTAGTGAACCAACAGCAACAACCCACCAAGCACAAACACCCCGACCCAGAATATTAAAACTATTCCAAGCCCGATTAATATACCTTTCATTGTAGCTTCTTTCATTCTTCTCCGTAGTTTTCCAGTGGAGCATCTAATATCTCTTTAATTTCTTCGACTGCCTCAGAATATGGGAGGTCATATACTGCCTTCCTAATATCATTGAGTTTATATTTACACCGGTTATACGCTTCGTCGTATTCCATTTTTTAAACCTCTCCATCCTCTTCACGTTGCCGCTCTAGATATCCGTAAGGGCCGATGTGGTGCAAGTCCGGCTCATAGTTATTAGTCGGGCAAAAAATATGGTCTTTGACCTTAACAAGTTTTAACTCAACGTGGATTTCCTCTAAACAAGTATCACACGTTTCCGTGCCTTTGACCCGTATTCTGTTCCCACTTCCATCTGTTTCGAGAATCATCATAGCATGCCCACATTCCGGGCAAGGTAATAATATTAGGCCATCATTTGTTGGCATTTTTCAAACCCCTCATTCCTCCACCGCCGCCTTCAAATCCTGTATTGCCCCCCATCGCGGGTCGTATCTCTTAAAGCTGCCTATAAGCATCGCTATAACTTTCTCGTATGAGTCGGTGCGGAAGCATAGCGCTTTAAGTTCTTTAGCTGTGGAGTCGTTAAGTCGGATTGTTGTCATACTAGCACCCATATAACCCACGCGACAAACGCAGCTAACGGTAAGAAGATACCTACAAGCGTCGCGTAGTCTCTAAAATCTTCGTTGGTCATTTCCATCATCACCGCACATCCCACGGCGGGACATAGTTCTCGTCGGTTATCTTCAGTTCATAGAAGAACTGATGTAAGATAACATCTGCTGCGTCATTATCTTCATTATCATAATCCTCGACCGCATTATGGACATAGTCAATAATCCCATCTTCTTGTATTTCGAGGGCCGTTCTATAAGGGTCGCCGCAATATGGTTCATACGGGAGTTTCCATAGTTTGCGTATTTTAGCTCATCTATTTAACATAGTAGTCGCTATCCGCTTTATGCGGGTTTCGCTGAGCCCCTTTGTGTGGGCGCGTATAACCGCTTCCACCTGTCCCTTCTCGCTGAGTGCGTCGAACATACTTTTACAGCCGTAGTCTACCCATACTGGTTGATACTCACGCGGTTCACCGTCCATCCCTTCGCACGTAACATCGCGAGCGAAGGTAAATTGGTCGCACATCGCGCATTTGTAATATCCCATTGTCTTCACCTCAACTTACTATACGCACCCATTCTATATATATGTTTACTTTTAAACAACGTATTTAATTAAAAACAGTAAGAAGCATTAGACATGAATTGTTCACTCTTTTTCTTCCAAATAAATACCATACAACTCGTCAGTATCTGCTTGGTATAACCATTGTAATTCTTGCTCAGTCATTTTTCACCCTCATCTTTCTTCTCACAAAGATAACAAATATATTCAGTCATACGCGCTTTAGTCACAGGATAATGGCTACAGTCTATACCTTCCCACTCAAGATAGTGTTTTAATTCTTCGCAGTTCATTTTTCACCTCTCGTTCCTTACCCCTTACCCTCTCGTGGTGTCCCGCACATTTTCCAAACGCTATGGCAGTATCAAAACCGACTAGACACTGAATACTTCCGCTGCTACCATCCCAATAGTCCCTTTGGACGGACCAACAATCCCCACACATCCATGTATTTTTTCCGTGATAAGTAGTCATTTTTCACACTCTTTCATATTCAATATAAACGTCTTTAATTTTTATTCCGTGAACTTTTGTAACCGGATAACGACTGAAATCCCACTCAATGTTTAAGTCCTCTAATAATGTTGCAGGAACTATTCTACGTTGAGTCATTTTTCACCCATTAAATTCCTTCTTCTTTTCACGATATTGATGATACTATAATATATCTGTAGCACGTCTCTATTTGTCCACGTATCCCCGTCAACTCCCCAGTTTTCTATTATTTCAATCTGCTTATTACAATAGTCAATAACGTCTAGTGTCATTTTTCACCTCTCTCTTTCCTTATAAACACTCAAGATAGCGTTAACTGCTACGATGGTAGTTTCACAGTCCAACCCACCATTAAGATACCCTTCGATAATCTTTAACGTCTCTTCGCTGTTCATTTTCATAACCTCTTTTCTTCTATTGATTTTCGCTCTGTTGGTTTGTAGTTCGGCATCCCGTCTCTTGATTCCGTCGCACCCATCATACCTTTAACTTCAATAAATCGCTTACCCGTTAGTTCACGCTTTACGAACATATCATTGCTAGGCACAATTTCAAATTCGTTTTCGACTGATACTTTACCGTCTAAGATTTCAACGCCCGTAATATTCCCATTCTGACGTATGAATACATATATTTCTGCGGGTTTGTTAAATAAAGTCATTTTTCCACCCTCTCTTTCCATTCACCGCACCAACCATCTGCTACTTCCGGTTTATGCAAGTCACACCGAAACAGAGGGTGGAAATATGCGCACGCCCCACACCGTTCATCGTCAGTCATTTTTCACCCTCTTTTAAAGTCCACCCTTCCATCGCTTCATCAGTTATCCAGGAGTACGGAACCCAGCTCTCAAATCCGTTTACGCCGCTCCTGACATAGAAGCATTGGAGGTCGTCATTGTAGCCGAGTATGAGGGCCGGGGTTCCTTTGAGTATACAGATAACAGGGGCCCCCACTACTATAGTCTCCTTGAGCGATTGCATTTTCAATACCCTCGCGACCTATACCATTCTGCTTTAGCTGCTTCGTCTGGATACTCATGATAGCATGCGAGATAACATGGACAATCCGAACAGGCGTCCTCGTTCTCTATGCGCTCTTCACAAATTGAGTCGTCACCAGTGCATTCATCTTCCTGCATCGTTTTCACCTTTTTCATACTTACTACACGCTATGTCGATAAACTCCGGTGCCGCTTCGACCCAAAACGTGCCACCAATAGCGCAAGGTATATCCCAATCACCAACCCAATCTGCGGTAACTCGCCAGTGGCTGGTACAGTGTTTGCACGTTTGGCAGAGCACCATCGTTACGCACCTTCCAACTCCTTAATCCTTAGTCGCGCGTTTACCATCTTAGTGTACCGCGCATTGGCTAGTTCTTTCCACATTTCCACGTGGGCTGTTAGGCGTTTTATCTGAGTGTCTTTGTCGCCTTCGAGGTCTTGGTAATAACCGCAAGCATCTACACCGCGGCATTTGTCTTCACAGTTTGAACAATCTCCCATTTTATTCACCCCTCAATAATCCTGAGCCACAAGAACGCCAGAGTCTAACCTATCAGCGATGCGCTTCAGTTGCCACGCGAGTTCTGCTTGTAAGAACTGGTTTGTTGTCCATTCTCCACTTGCGCCGAGTTCATCAAAGTAGGCTTTTTTCTTTTGGTCCATTTTACTCGCCTCCGGGCGACCGTGAGAGAAGGGCATTTACCACGTCATCAAATGTAACGGCCCGCTCTTCTTCTTTTGCCATCTTATCGCGCTTTGCACGCAGCAGCCAGTATGTGTCGTCTTCTAGTTTGACAATTCTTGTGTCTGTAGGCCTCTTTTCTATATCTTTCTCAGCGTGTGTTTGTACATGGTGCTTCACGCATAAAGAGACAAGGTTCTCCGGTTCATCGCTCGTGTAATTTTTATGGTGCACTACATTTTTTCCGGGTCCTTTAGCTAACTTTTGCCCACACCCAGGATATTGACATGTATAATTGTCGCGTTCAAGAGCAATTAATCGCGCTTCAAGAAACCTATTTGACATACTTATCCTCACAGTCAAGTAGTCGCAAGATTACTGTGTCGTATGTCTCACCCTTCACTCCGCGCCTTTTTAACGCGTCGCGGGTTGTTTCTTCTATACTAATTGTTGTCTTCATCTTCTACCGTCCATTTGTCACAGGTGTGTTCGTTTTCAAAGTACGCTTTATTCCAGTTGCACCAGACGTGTGGACTGTAATTCTTTTTTCCTAAGCCGCGCACATTGGTGCAGGTGTCGCATTGTTTCTTGGTCGTCATTATCATTACCTCTACTTACCTATACGCATTTATTATATATATAATTACGCATAACTCTAAGGAGGCAAACATGAGGCAAATACCCCAGAGTAACGAGGTTAAAACAGTAAGAAAAAAAGTAGTTAGTTATCCGGAAGCAGCTCCCAACTCCACGAGTCGTTCTGTATAACGACGGACCGGAGCTTCTTCTCTTTCGGCTCTTCATCCTTTACAATAACAAACTCCATTCTTACTACTCACCCCCATACAATATGTGGGGCTGCAAGATAATAAAAAAGCGCTAAGGAGAATATATAGAAAAAAAGAGGCCACGTCATGAGACATGGCTAACAACCAGAGATACTCTCGCGCTCCTTTTAGTCGCGCTCGCTTTAACTCATCCTAGTACGGAGTTCTATCATAGCTGCATTCGTGTTAGCAGCAAGAGCCGCAGTGTATCCAAGAATTAGCGCAATAAAGAATGCCGGAACTACTACCGCACCACCTGTCGCCAAGGCACCCATAACAGCGAGAATGGACATTACCGCTACGACGGCTTTGTGCACGTTAGCGTTTGCACTCGTGACAAACATAGGGAGTACTACCCCTATCACCACTCCTATGAGTACACTAACTAATGTGATTGTTGCATTATCCATCTTGTATCACCTCCTTTTAGGTTATACATTTGATTTGAAAGTATTTATCTGATTCCTAACCAGAACAATATTAGAACAATCGCTATGATTGTCGTTATAACTTCAAGATAACTTATCTGCATTTCTTATCACCTCCTACTTTAACAGCAGCGCGTACACAAATCCACCTAACAATCCACCAATCAAAAGCATCGCAACAGCCCACATCGCGTCGTTGAACTTTGAACTACTCTCGCCGATTTTTTTAAGCAGGTTGTCTTCAATCTTAACGTCGTTCTCGTCTTGTTCATCTAACCGTTTAAGGATAAACTCACCCTGCTCGCGCAGTTCGCCTATCGCGCATTCATGTCGTATAACCATGTCGTGGTTTTCATTCATTAGGGCAACCCACCAAACACATGAAACGAGTAGGAAATGAACACGAGTATAAACAGGAACGCAAGTGACGAAAGGGCCGCAATGATTTTCCATTGTATATTACTCTGTGATTCTGACTGCTGCTTGACAAACTCCGTTTGCATTGCTGAGAGTTCTTGGTTGAGTGTGTCTTTTACTTCGAGGACAAGTTCGCGGAGCGTGGTCATACGGGAAGTTACTTCTTTATTAAACGAATCTGACACTACCCGTAGCTGGTCATAGTCCTTTTTAATACATGCTACGTCATCAAGTAGCCCAATTATCTGCTCCTCACGTTTCGCCTGGCCGACCTGCAACTCACCCCTCGCGCCGTTTATACTGATTACCTTATCCTCTAACCGCCCGAGTCGGTCATCTGATGCGCGCCGCGCGCCCCTATCCCATTGAAAACTACCATCAATGTTCCGTCTATCCGGCACGCGTGAATTAGCTTCCAGAGCTTGGATAGCCGCCGCACTCGCAGAATCAATCATCGCTTGCGCTTGCTCGGCAGCCTTCGCAATCCTTTCCTGTGCGTCAAGCGCAGATTGGTCTAGCTTTTTAATTGCAGCAGTTTCTTTCGCGGACTTAGCCATACTGCTATAAGCCTTTCAAGTCTTCGCGCTTTGCTTCACCCACGCGGCGGTCTTCCTCGGCAGCATCTTCAATCATCTGTCGTGCGGCTTCCTGCTCTTGCTGAATCAAGTCTCTTGCTTTGGTAACCGCAACGGCCAACAGGTCCCGTGCACGCATAGCGGCTTCAGTAATAAGTAATCTAGCCGATTCTGCGGCGACTTCGAGCAGTTCATTAGCTGCCTTCTCTGCAGCCACTAGCCGAACCTTTGCCGCTTCTTCAGCCACAACGCGACGCGTTTGCGCACGTTGTTCAATCTTTGCTTCTATCTTTCCGATAATCTCTTCTTTTTTGTCCATTTT